GCCAATGCTGAAGGTGGAACATACGACCTTTATCTACAAAGAGACGCCGCCAACACCCTAGCCCAGCGCAACGGCAACGCAGCGCAAGAATCCCGCATCTACGGCACCTACACCGGGGCAGGAGACTACCGCCGCCTCGCGCTGAAGATGTCATCGGCGGGCGTAGCGCAGATCGTCGCGGAGGGGCTGGGCAGCGGGGCGGCTGACAACAGGCTGGAGTTCGTCACGGGCGGGGCGACGAGGATGACTGTTGCGGCTGATGGCAACATCACCACAAGCGGCAGCATCACTGCAAACAGCGGATTGGCTGTCACATCCACATCGTATCCGGTCCTTGACGTGACTCGCTCGACAGCAGCGACCGGCGATTTTCGTGCAGCCACACGATTTAAGCGACAAAACTCCAGCGGCACAACATCGGCAGGAATGGGGATTGGATGTTTTTTCGAGATCCCAAACGCTGCCAACAATCTAAAAAACGTCGGCTTTTTCGGAGGAGCAATCGCAACCGCAACGGCGGGTGCGGAGGTAGGCGAGCTTGTATTTGCACCCGCATGGCAGGGAGTCGATCCCTATCTCCGTCGAGATATGGTGCTGCGGGCTACCGGAGCAGCAACGGCTGATTTGTCCTTGGCTGGCAACCTCACCGCTAGCGGCGACATCGAAGTCACCGACAGCACCAAAGGCATCATCCTCAAATCCCCCAACGGCACCCGCTACCGCGTCACGATCAGCGATCTTGGCGTCTTGTCTGCCGCGTCACTCTAACCACCCACTCCCATGCCCATCATCCCCGAGCAACCCATCGTCGTCCCCGCGGTTCCCGCAGAGACATACACCGAGCAGTGGATTTACAACCTCGTCGTGCATTCGCCCGCGATCAACTCAGGCCGCGTGCAGATCCAGCTCCTGCCGTTTGATCCGACCGTGCCGAAGATCGGACCCGGCGAGTTGCTCGAGAACATCGAGACCGACCGCCTTTGGGATGCCGTCGCGGAGGTGCCAGAGGTGGCGGCGGCGATGCAGGCGGTGTTGGTTGCCCTTGGCCCGTTGCGGACTTGGATCGCTGCGCAGTCTATCGTGCCTGAACCCGAGCCGGAACCAGAACCAGAACCAGAACCAGAACCCGAGCCGTAGCCTGAGCCTGAGCCTGAGCCATGAAAACCCCCCAAGCATCACGCGAAACTGTCGTAGCTCTCGCCAAAGAAGAATGGGCGCGTTCAGGACCGGGCTTGCCGTTCCCCAGCCACGTCATTATTGCTTTCCGCGGCTATTGGCCTCGGTCTATGGGGCCGACCCCCGGCAACGATCCGGGGATTTGGGACGACGCCTGGTATTTCATCGCACCCAAAAAGCTGCGCAAGACGGACGCAAATACCGACCCGAGCCGATATGGCTGGAACTCCGGGGCGGGAAAGCCAATGGCGGTCCTCAACACCGGGTGCTGGCCCTTCCGGCGCGGCCCGCACAAAGGCCGCACCCCGGCGTTACGGCAGTTCACCCCCGAGGAAGCTCGCAAGGCCAAGGTGCCCAATGATGGCCGCTTCAGCGTGACCCGGACCTATAAGTCGGGCGACCCACGCAACTATGTCGAGGCCGGCTACTACGCCATCAACTGCCACCCAGGGGGCGTAAACGGCACCAGCTCCGAAGGATGCCAAACTCTCCCCCGCGGCGTGGCCGACGACATCCTCTGGGACATCTGGAAGACCACCGAGCGGGCCGGGGTCGACATCATCTGGTACATCCTGATCGACGGCCCCATCTCCTGACTTGCTGCCCCACGACGTTCTGTGATTCCCTACGCCCATGCCGAAGCCGCCGCAACCGCCTGAACCGCGAGACCCGCAACCGCGCAGTCCGGCACCGAGCATCGACCCGGTGTTCCTCTGGCCGACGCCCTCGAAGGCGGAGTTTCTGTTCTTCGTCGAGCGCAACGGCGACCTCCCGGCGAACAAAGGGTGGGCCTACGGTGACTCCTACCGCGACACGGGGCGCTACCCAGACCACAAGCTGGTGTTCGTGTCCCCGCAGACCCCGGACAAATGGTCGCGGTGGTATTATGCGTCCGATCGGGTCAACCAGGAGGAATACAACTGGGAGCACTCGACGGCGGATCTCGGCGGCCGGCGGTTCAACGCGATCACGCGGACCTACCTCACCCGTCGGTCGGGTTACGACCCGCTGTCACCTGCCCCGGGGGCGGCGATGCCGAACGTCCCGCTGGACCTGTTCTCGGGTTACGTCTTCGTCGGAAAAGAGCAGCGTGGGGCCGATGAGACCCTCAACCCACTCTACGTCTTCGAGGTCCGGACCTACATCAAACGGTCGACGATCACCCAGCTCGGGGTGGACAGTCTGAACGGCCGGGCACTGAGTTCCACAGAGACCCTCTACTACGCGACGGAGGTCGTGTCCGGCGGGCTCACGGCCGAGACGCTCTTCGGCACCCCGACCAACACCTTCTGGGGGCTCCAGGCTTCCGGGATCCAACGAGTAGGTCAACAGCTCTCTGACCACTGGTACTCGATCACCTCCGAGACGGTCATTTCGGGTACATTTTCCGGCGGGGTGGTCGCCGTGGACTCAGCCCCGTGGGAGACCACGGAGAACTACTATTGGCCGCCGGTCCTCAACCAACTTGAGTTCCTCGACTGGGTCCGTAATGACGGCGGCACGGACATCTACCCAGCGATCCGTTTTGAGCCAGAGGGCTACAACGGCCCTTGCCGTGCCGTCATCACTCGGACGTGGAAGTCGACGCCGTTCACTGATGTCGTGGTGCCCGAGCAGTTTCTCCCGACTCGGATTTACTACTCCAGCCCCTACTACACTCTCAACATCTCAGAGTGCCTACATGGCAAAATTTTTGCGCAATGCGACATCCTCGCCACTGACGACCCCGTTTACGAGCAGAACGTCGGATCAAAGCGGTATTTCAGCGCAACGAATTTCACGTCGTGGCCCGACACCATGGTCGCCTCCGAAGTCCAAACGCCGTTCCGCGGAGGGTTTTTGAAGACCAAGGTCGTCGTAGATAAACCCGTCGCCCCGGCGTCAACCGGGTGGACCACTGGAGTTTGAATCATGGACGACGAACGGATTACCCTACCAGATTACCGACGCGCTCCGGCGATCTTCGGTCCGAGAGTGCGGGAGCCTCAGGAGACGATTCAGATCCGCCGCCGCGTTGAGGCGGTTGAAAGCACCACGGTGGATCTCAGCGCCCTCACGCTCAGTCTCACCCGGCCGGCTATCCACGGTGCCCCCGCATCCGGCCCTGCATCAGGGAACGTGCGCGTGTGGTTCACCTTCGGCACCTGGAACCAGCGCCTTCCCGGGAACACGGTCTGGTATCTCGATGTCGCGGCCAGCGCCGACCGCTACTTTTTCGCCAAAGCCACGATCTCTACATTTGCCGACCGACTCACCCTCATCGAATGGTGGCTCGTTTCTGGCGCGGCGGAAGACAGCGAAGTGACCTCCGCCTGGGGGGCGGCCGGCGAGCTGCCGGGGACCTTGGTCTTGATGCTCGGGACCTACAACTCCACAACCGGCAAGGTAGCCTCCACCGGGAAGGGCAGCATCTACACCCGGGACCACCTCTCGAACGTCACCACCGACGCCGGCACTACCACCTTCACGCGAAACATCGACTTCGTCCGTCACTGATGCCCTGGCAAGCGTCCACCGATTTTGAAGGCGTCCAGCCGCCCGGCTTCCCCGGCACCATCCCGGTGGACGGCGGAAGCGGTTGTCCCGGTTGGCTGCCAGCACCGGTGGCGGACGCGACTTCCGCGATGGGCCGAACGTGGTCACGCCTGCCCTGGGAGCCGTCAGAACTGGCAGACGACGACTGGCAGATCCGGGACCAGGGCGGTTGGGGGTTTCCCGCCTACGGCACGGCTTGTGAGGACGTCCCAAAGCGTTACGCCGTGTTGGAAATTACCGGCACCGCCCGCAGGCTAGTCTCTTCGGGGAGTTGCGCCGGGCAAGTGGACGATCAACGCGTGGCTTCTGACTGGGTCGAAACTTGGGATTGGACTTTTGACACCACAGCCGATGACCCAGGGACCGAGGAGATCGATGAAACGGCTTACGAGGTGACGATTGAATCTAACAGCACCGGAACTTTTCAGCGCACCACGAACTCGTGGACGCCGTCCGGACTGAGCTGCATCTTCATCGCCGGCACTCCCGTCGACGTCCTCCCACCCGCCGCCACTACGCCGGTCAGCGGAACCGAAGCCACTTGGGCATACCCAACCGTGAGCGGGTTCACGCCATCCGGCGCGTTGGATTACACCCTCTCCAGCGAGGTCACCACGACCACCATAAGCACGCTGCTCGACGAGTGGATGTTGGAGTCAGAGGAGTTCCGCGAAGCCACCGGGGGCAGCACGGTCATTTACGAAACCGAAAGCCCGGATGGCACCTATGGCAGAGTGGGCCGCGGCCGCGTCCGGTTCAACCTCAAAGCCGACATCCCCGCAGGCTACGTGGCCGTGGTTGACTATGTGATTCGCGAGTCTGCCCCAATCGATCGCCTCAGCTCGGCCGTCGCCGCCACACTTTGGAATACAGGCACCGCGACCATCACGCTGTCCGATGAGGTGACGACCTCCTCCGACGCGCTCGGGGAGTGGCCCCGCGCAGCGATCGAGCGGGACGATGTCAACTTCGCGCCTTGGGAAATCTCCGCCGGCACCAACTCCAGTGTCGGGGCCAACTCGACCGGCGAAGATGGCGATTGTGGCCTTCTGGTCCGCGTGGTCAGCCTGGTGCCCGGCCGCCGTTTCCGTTTGGCCTGCAACATGGACTGGAATGCTGACGGCGACGCGGACGAATCGGATTTCACGTTGGTGATGAGCGAAGAGCCTGGCGAGCCCCCGAGGACGCCTGCGGTCTATTGGGATGATCACGCTCCAGCCGCGGTCAACAGCGTGTATTTCCGTTACTTGGTCGAACCGGGGGACATCGAAGAGTGGATCGACGGCGCGTGGGTTGCCGTGGCGGAGGCAGACATCACCGGCGCAATCGCCGCCATGGCGGTAGAGTTCAAGACCCGCGCTGGTGGCTCTTGGGGCTTCCGGAATTTCGACCCAGCAATCGGGGACCCGGCCACCCCTGCGTGGTATGAGAAGGCGGCCATCTCGGTCAACTGGTCGATCACCGGCACCAACCCGGACACCTGCGGCGACGACCCTTCTGGCAGTCAAGTCCTCACCGGCGACGTGGTCGTTGACGCTGGCGGCCGCTACACCGACGACCTCGTCACCGACACTGCGGTATTCGGGGCGCTGTCATACAATGCCGACACGGCCATCCACCCCAATGCCCGGCACCCATGGTATCAATCTCCGTCGAGCTATCTCCTCACCCGCATTCCGCTCGACACCCCCAGCGACGACCCTACCGAAGCCGACATCCCAAGGCCGAGTGACGATCCCCTCGACCAGGCCGTAGAGGTGAAGCGGGACTTGCCCGACGGCTGGGGCGATGAGGTGTCGCGCACTCCCGTTGAGTTGGAGCCATCGTCCGAGTTCGAGACCCTGAGTGATTGGGTAACCCCGCCGGCGTGGCCCGGCCCCGGGGAATTCGCGACCTGGGAGTGTCTCCGCTACGAACCGCTTTGAGATCCCACTTGACGGGACCCGAGCAACGCTACAAAGCTACGTGCAGATGCCCACCACCGCAATCTTCATCCGGTCCTATCGCGGGGACTTCCCGTGGCTGTCCTACTGCCTCCGGTCGATCCAGAAGTTTGCCACTGGCTTCAGCGAGATTGTCATCGTGATCCCCGACACCGACAACCTGGACCACCTCACGGCCGAACGCGTCGTCAAGGAGAAGGAGGTCATGGAGGGCTACATGCAGCAGCAGTCCACCAAGATGCTGGCGGACACCTTCACCGATGCGGATTTCATCTGCTTTGTGGACAGCGATTGCGTGTTCACTGAACCGGTGACGCCGGAGACGTTCATGACGGACGGCAAGGTCAACTGGCTGCACACCCCGTGGAGCAAGATCGCAGACGACCCTTCCCGGGTCTGGCGGGCGGTGATGCAGAAATGCATCGGCGAGGATCCGCCCGCGGAGTTCATGCGCCGGCAGCCTCAGATCATCCCGAGATGGGCTTTGCAGGAGTTCCGCAGCTTTGTCTCTGAGAAGCACGGGATGAGTCTGGAGCAATACATCAAGACCCAGCCGGGGCGCTTTTTCAGCGAATACAACACGATTGGCTTCTACCTCTGGCTCCACCACCACGAGAAGATCCACTGGATGGACACCGAAGAGTATCTCCCGCCGGCCGTGCTCATTCAGAAGTGGAGCTGGGGCGGTCTCACGCCCGAGATCCGGGCCGAACTCGAAAAAATCACGGCATGAAATTCTTGAAGCGCACGAGCATACTAAAACATTGAAACCATGATCACCCATTTACAGGATTCTAAGGGCAACAGTTACCGACTTCTCCAACACGGAGAAGTGATTCTTGAAGGAGACGAAGTCTTCGGAGGATTTCCGGACCCCGCGGACGCGTCCAAATGCTGCTTCAAGAGTCCCGAGAACGCTTGGTTCACCATTGGGAAAGGCCACACCGGACGGATGTACAATTCTGGGTGCAGCGTTATCCGTCGGAGAATAGTAGATGCCACACAACCATGAACGCCACCGAGACCCTGCCGAATGGTCAGATGATCGTCGCCGGTGACACCCACCTCGGCGCGTGGGCCAAGCAGCATGGCCAGATCATCACGGACCCACACCTCTTCAAATGGCTCAAGCCCCACCTGAACGGGGTCCGGGTCGTTTGGGACGTGGGCGCGAACATCGGGGATCACACCCGGCAGTATCTCGATTGGGGGATGCACGTCGTCGCTATCGAACCGCACCCGGTGGCGGTCCAGTGCCTGAAGCACAATTGCCCCCAGGCGACATGCTTCCAGCTCGCTGCTTCCGATACGACCGGCAGCCTGAACTTTGCCACGTCGGACAATGTCGGCGCGTCGCGAGTTCATCCCGACGGCGAGTGGAGCGTCCCATCTCAGGCGCTGGACGACATCTTCGGACTCCCGACACCCGACTTCATCAAAATCGACATCGAGGGGTTTGAGGCCGCCGCGATCACTGGCATGGCGGGCACCCTCACCCGGCACCGGCCGATTCTCCTCGTGGAGATGAACAAAGGGGCCTTGGCGGCGAATGACGTCACCGTCGAGGGGCTGCGCGAGCAGATCGAGTCCCTCGGCTACCGGGCTGCCGCGCTCTACCCGCCGGAAGCAAAGTGGGACTGGGAACAATTCGACTGCCTCTTCCTCGCCGCGCCGTGACTCCGATCACCACCAACATCCTTCGGTCGAGCTATGAGCAGGGGGTCTTCTCGTTCGGCAACCCCGACGCCGACACGACCATCGCCCTGATCGGGAGCTGCCGCATCGTGCCGATCCTCAACGGACTCCGCGCCTACAACGCGGTGTCCGGCGACCCGTTCGAGCTGCTTTGCTTCAACCCGGTCGAGATGTGGCGCGGCCCCGGCAGCGACGTCGGCGACTGCGCCACCGAACTCCTCAAGGACTACCGGATGGACGACGTGGACTTCCTCGTCAGCGAGCACCTGTCACGCTGCGGCGCTCTCAACACGGTGACCGGCAAGGGGCTCAACGTGTTCGAGTCTCTCGGCTGCAACCCGGACCTGCACGTCCGGCTGCCGAACTGGAACGGTATGCACCTGTTCGACACGGAGACCGCGATGTGGGATCCAGGATACGCGGCCCTTAAACCTGACGAGCGTGCGCCGGAGCTTCGCCGACGAGCGGACAGCCACAAGCAGCGGTTCATCGACTACTGCAAGCAGAGCAGCTTTCCGTGCATGGCTGACTGGGTCGCCGACGAGTGGCTCAACGTCCGCATGGGCTGGACCAGCAACCATCCGAGCCTGCCGGTCATCTGGCGACTGTTCAACGGGGTTGCCGGGAAGCTCGGCATCGAGGTCTCCCGAGAACTCGCGGAGCACCCGTTCTGTGCCACTGACATTTACAAGCCGACAGGCATCCGGCTTAACAACATCGATTACGCGGCGAACCAGTGGAACTTTTAACAAATGAAAATTGATCGAGTCATGTTGGCCTGGGACGGGAACCCGCGATACGCGGGCCTTTTCGAGATGCACCGGAAAATTTGGGCGAAGCTCGGGATCGAGGTTTCGCTCGCGTTCGTTTCGGACGGCAAGAACGGGGCAATGATCCCCAAGGAAGGCGACGTGCGTGTCCTTGAGGACCGCAGCACGGTGCCGTTCAGCCCGCCGCCCCAACGCAACTGGAAAGCCACCATGGCGATCATCCACGGGCCGCGGTTGTTCCCTGGCGAGGTGGTCATGGTCACCGGCATGGACCAGCTTCCCGCAAGTCGCCGCTTCCTCGACACCGTCGCCCCGGTGCCGGACGATCAACTGATCTCGAATTACGGGAACATCGGCCACATACCGACGGGAAACATCGTGGCGCACCACGATACGTGGTCGAAGATCATGACCCCCGCCCCGATGGATTTCACCGAGCTGATCGAGTGGACGTGGGCGCAGGGCCTCGATGTGAGTGGCTACGCCGAAGGGTCGATCGGCTGGGGTAACGATGAAGTGCTGTTCACGCAGCTTGCACAGCAATGCGGAGTGACCGTCCACACGGCCATTGCGAACTGCTGGCCTGACTGGCTTGACCGGGTTCTCGGCATCACCCAAGTGACGCCCGACCCGGAGAAGCTCCGGACCGGCTGGTATTCCGAGTTGCACGTCCGAATGCCGCTGTCGGCGCGGGACCATGCCACATTCAAAGCACTCCTTGAGCTGGACCCGTTCCTGTGATCACCGAGATTCTCCCCGAAAAAGTATCCGTCCCCGGAAAGACCTTGGTCCTTGAATTCGTTCAGGACTGCGGCCTCGGGAACCAGCTTTTTGAAATGGCGGCCGCCTATGGCATCGCCAAGAAGCTGGGGGTCCCGCTTCGCTGGGTCTGGAAGTCGAGCAAGAAACGCCGGTTCGGACTGACCGCGTTCGGTTTCGCCGAGAACCCGCCGCCGCGCTACGCGCTGATCATGGCCCGGATGGGTCAGGGGAGTAAGAAACTGCGGGACCTGGCGATCCAGCGAGTTTCTACATCGGTGGATCCCTACCCCGCGATCTCCTGCCCTTTCCAGGCAGAGGAGTGCTTCTCCGATTACGCCGACGACATCCGCGAGCTTTTCAAACTCGAACCGTTCGAGCTGAAAGTCCCGGCCGGCGCAACGGCCATCGGAATGCAGGTCCGCCGCGGCGACTACATCGGCCACCCCCGCTTGAATGTCGTCACGCCGGACTACTTCCGCAACGCGATGGAGTGGATGCGGGAGCGCCACCCGCGGTGCCATTTCTTCGTCGTGTCGGATGACCCGCAGTGGTGCCAGCGGCAATTCGGACCGCAGCTTGACGTGACGGTGATGCCCCCGCAGGAACCGATCGAGGGGCTGAGGACCCTCGCGTCGTGCGAAGCGCACATCATCAGCAACTCGACGTTTGGGTGGTGGGGCGCGTGGCTCGGCGAAACCGGCCCCGTCGTCGTGCCGGAGATATGGCATCACAAGCCCGGGAGCTATGGCGACTGGAACCCAGTGCCCGACCGGTGGCACCGGGTCTCAGTCAAACCGAAGGGAGCCCAGGCAAGCCACTACCCGATCAAGGTGACTGCCGTCATCGAGCAGCCGGCACCGACGATCCCGCGTGCCATCGTCTTCCCATGGCACGCCGGGCAGGCCCGGTGGCACGAGCTTCGGTATTCGCTCAGGTCCATCGAGAAGCACTTCGCCGACAAGGAGTGCCCGATCTTCATCCTCGGCACGCACCGGCCGGACTTCTTGGTCGACCATCCGCGGGTGAAATACATCGGGGCGTGGACCTACACCATGGCGCTGACCCAGGGAGTTCAAATCGCCGAGACCGTGATGTGGATGAACGATGACATCGTGCTTCTGAAGGACGTCGGATGGGAGGACGTGTCGGTGCCGCGCTACGTCCGCGAGATCGACCCACAGGTGGCCGTTGCGGCCCCGGAGCAGGAGATTCCGTGGCGGGAGGCGTGCCGCCGGGTGCTGAAACAGCTCGTCGCCGAGGGGACCAAGAATCTCAGACTATTTTCAACCCACACGCCCTACGTCTACGAACGGAAGAAGGTGATGGAGGTCCTTCGCCGGTTCGGCGTCCATGAGAAGATGCCGCTGGAATTGGCCTACTTCAACACCCACCCCAAGGAGGCGACGCCGATAGGAGAGGACCGGGTCCACGGGCTCCCGCTCGATGGGGCGACCTACCTCAATTACGCCGACCGGCATCTGACCACCGAGCTGAGGGACGAGCTGCGCCGACGATTCCCCGACTTTGCCTCGTGGGAGCTGAAAATCGAGTTCAGCGGGTAAGCTCCGCTGTCAAGGAAATCCCCGCTCGACTTCGCCACGGTTCTTTGTAAATTCGGCCAATGCCGACCGTCACGTCCCTCAAGGAGAAGTTCTTTGCGCAAATCGCGCCGGGGGACGACGTCGAGTTTCTGAGACTCCTCACGGAGGCCGACATGCGACTCCTCGAATACGGCCGCTGGCGCTGGACGAAGACCCGGACCACGCTCACGCCGGTCGACGGGATCATCACCCTCAGCCCCGCGCACGCGGCGATCCTGGGGGCACGCGTCGACAAACACGCTGTGGACATCCGCGACGAAGATTACGAGTTCGTCCCCGGAGGCCGCGGAGAAGTCGAACTGGGGGTCGGCAACTCCCGCCTCATTGACCAGGGGCTCAACAGCAGCGACGAACGCTACTACAAGGTCACCGGGTATCTCGACGACGACGACGTGGTCACCGCGCTGGTCCACTACGCGCCGGTGACGCTCTACGATCCTGAGTTCAGCGATTCCAGCGTCCCGGCCGATGCGACCACCTCGACCCGCTGCCCGGACGCAACGGCGCTCAAGCTCATGATGTTTGGCATCGTCTTCGAGGAGGCCAACGACCTCAGCGCGGCCCGCAGCTACATCGCCGACGCTCTCCGCAGCCTCGACAACAAGGAGCAGTCGCAGCGTGGCAACGCCACGCGATCACTTTCCCTTCGCCCCAATGGCCCGGGTATCCGGGGCATCCGCAACATGCGCTAACCACCTCGACACTTACAGAACCATGGGCAATCCAAAATTCGGAGGACTCGACCGCTACAATCGGTTGCAATCGTCGGCGTTCGGCACCAGCTCGTCCCTGCGCGGAGGTCCGGTTTCCGGACAGGTCGGACAGCAATACCGACGCCAGCAGGAGATGTACAACTCGGCCATCCGCATGGCCCGTCAAGCCGGGCGACGGGGCGACATGGCCGCGGCCAAAGATGCGATCGATTTGCAAGACGAGGCGAACGCCCGGGGGATTGCCCCCGGAGGCATTCGCCGCCGCGACGAGTTCAACGCTGGCATCGTCGGTCGGGAACGCGCTTTGGAGCAGGCCGCGGGCGACAATGAACAAGCCGCCAGGGTCAATCGGATGCGTGCTCGCGAAGCCTTTGGCAAACGGCAGCCCGATCTCGCCCCGCGGGTAGGTGCAGGTGCAGGTGCAGGTGCAGGTGCAGGTGCAGGTGCAGGTGCAGGTGCAGGTGCAGCCGGAGTGACCGGCGCGTCCGGTGCCGCCGGTGCCGCCGGTGCCGCGGGCTTCGGAGCAGCCCCGTCCGGCCTTACACGGGGCTCGATGCCTTCATCCGCACCGCCGGATCTGTCTGGTGGTATTCTCCCCCGTTCAACTCCGCCGACCACTTTGTCGAGCCCGACCGGGTCAGCGCCAGCGATGGGTGGCTTCGGAGCAGCCCCGTCCGGCCTTACACGGGGCTCGATGCCTTCATCCGCACCGCCGGATCTGTCTGGTGGTATTCTCCCCCGTTCAACTCCGCCGACCACTATGGCGGATCGGCTCGCCCAAGGGCGGCCGGCACCGGCGGCACAAGAGGCACCTGCCCCGCGACGCGAAGGGATGATCAACGGCAAGCCCGCGTCCTACTGGGCGGCAAAGCGTGACGTGGCGGAGACAGAACTTACAGCTTCCCAGGCGAACTTCGCCCCGAAAGCCACCCAAGTGGATGAGCAGGCCGAGTATCTCGACGCGATCGAGGGCTACCAGAAGGGGCTTGTGGACGGCGGCGACATCGATGCGCCTCTCAAGAGGGCCAACGAGATCTACCGGTCCTCCGACAGCCTCGGACAAGCGAAGATGGTGGGGGCGCTACTGCGCCGAGCCTCCGCGCTTAACAAGTCACAAGCCGCGGATCAGGTCGCCAAACCCGTCCCCGGCACCACCACCAAGGTTTCCTACTACTACCGTTGAATCATGGCCGATCCACTCGCAACGCTGGTTGAAAAGGAAGCGCCCGCTCGGACGAACTTCTTCAGCCCCCCATCGGGACAGGGTGCCATTGCACGCTTCGCGAACTCCCGCCTTGGGCTGGAGGAATCTCAGGGCCTCGCGGAAGCGACGGGCAATCTGACGCGTGACCGGATCGATCGCTCCCGCGAGCAACGGTTCAACCGGCAGGCCGACTTCGACGAGCGGAGGTTTGAGCAGCAGCTCAAGATGGACGAGGCGCAGTTGAAGCGCGAGGAGATGCTCGCCGACGCGGACGAGCTGGAGGCGGCCGACCGCCGCACCGCACGGGAGAGCCGCGCCGGCTTCCTGCTGTCGCTCGGCAAACTCGACGGAGACGACCCGGACATCGACACCAAGCTCAACGAGCTGCTCTCCGGGCTGCCCCCAGGGCTACTCGAAACGGACGAAGTGGCGAAATCCATGCTTCAGGTTATTGGCAAGTCTGCCGACGACGCCCGGACTGCCCGCAACGCCGAGGCTTCCAAGAAGCAAACCTTGGAAAACCAGCTCACGATGCTTCAGAATCGCAGACTTTACGACGCTGGTCTGGCAGGACTCACCGATGAAGACATCGAAGCCGCCCGCACCCCCGACGGCTACGATGAGATCATGTTGGCCAATCTTGCCGGACGCCGCCAGGCCGAGCGGGAGATGGGGGTGTTCAAGGACAAGCAGGGCGTCTATCAGGCAAACCGGGAGAAGATGGCGCAGATCTCGCAGGAGAACCGGGAAAAGACGGTCAAGGCCAGGGACGAAGAGTGGCGTGCCCGGGAGCAGGAGAAGAACAAGGAATACGATCGCCGCCAGGGCGAAGACGACACGACGTGGGCTGCGAGGACCGAGATTTTGCACAAAAACCGGAAGGAGTTGGCGGAAGAACAGCGCAAGCGCAAAACGCTTCTCAACTCCCGGGATCTATCTATCAACGCCGCGGATCGGCAGCGTGCCGTCAATCAGGCTTTGCAGGACTCTGCTGCATTTCCGAAGCACGTCCCCGCGCTGGAGGCCTACGCGAAGGCAAACTTCAAGTTGTCTGCCCCGTTACTCAAGAGCCAGCACCCCGGCCTCGTCGCTCAGGCCGAGGAGTGGGACAAGAACCAGATGTTCAAGGAGCTGGACGCCGCTTATGACATGCCATCGGCCCAAGCTTACGTAGACCTGGTCCCCGGGCTCAATGAGAAGCAGAGGGCGAAACGCCTGCTCGTGTGGGAGCACGCGTTTAAAGACTACCCGTTCGAGACTGAGGATACCGCGCCGCCGGCCCCGGAAGGTAAGGTCGAGAACTACGTGCCGCCGAAAGAGGCTGCACCAGAAGCACCGGCCGCTGCGCCCGCCGCACCGGCCGCTGCGCCTTCCGAACTGCCGCAGGGGGTCCCTCAAGGTTCCCGGATTAAAATCATCGGGGGAGTCCGGTATGTTCAAACTCCCGACAACAAAGTTTTCCGAATCACCGAATAATTGGGTTGTAGCATTTACCGGGGTCAGGTAGAACCGCCCCCGTCATGGCAAAGCTTGAACTCGTTGAAGACCCCGAGATCCTTTCGCAGTTCGGAAACGACGCGCCGACGTTAGAGCCTGTCGAAGATCCCGAGATTCTCGCGCAGTTTGAAAACGCGGAGGAAGTCTCGGACCCCGGGATCCTTGCGCAGTTTGATCAAGAGCAGGAAGATCCGACGAGGGTCCGGGGCCGCATTCGCAGCGTCGCGTTCCGGATGCTCAAGGACTCGGAGCGGTTGAGTCCCACCATGCAGCGCGACATTGCCGACAGCGCGTCGGGCGTTGCCGGGGACGCCATCCGCGGCAGCAAGGGCGTGCTGGGCGACGTGGCGGGTGCTTTTGGTGAGGCACTTACCAGCCCATTTGAGGACTCGGAGAGGGGCGCTTTGGACGTTGCGTTCGGACGGAACTGGGACCGAAAAGTCGCCGACGACTTGATCGAAGCTCGGAACAAGGACGGCGAGAACAAGACCCTCGACACCTTCGTCAAATACTTCGAGGGCAACGGCATCACCGACGGCAAGGAGATGATGACCTTGCTCAAGGACTCGATCCGCGAGAACACCTGGGATCCGACGACCGACGACAAGGCCCGCGTGCTGTCCGACGGGTCGTTGCGGGTCAACCCGAAGTTCGTGGCACTCCCCAATGCGCAGGAAGGCATCGCAGCGATCATGGCCGCTCCGGCGGACGACGCGACCCGGAAGCAAGAGGTCGAGAACTTCAAGGTCGCCCGCAAGGAGGCCGCCAAAGCCCTCGATGCCAAGGTCAAAGCCTACGACGAGGGCTACCGCACCTATGCCGCCGAGCAGGCCGCAAAAGGCGTCACCGACCCCGAGCTGGTGTTCTTCGGCTGGCCGGGCCTTGACCGGAACTGGATCGAAGGATCGTGGGACGTTGTGCGCGACACGGTCGCCGAGGCGGGCCGCGGCACCATGCAGACCGTCCGCGGCATGGCCATGGGGCTTGCCGAGGCCACCGGTGCCAAGGACGACGTGGAGCGCATCGGCCGCGACATGCTGGCCAGCTCCGAGAAGAGCCAGTTCGTGCGGGAAATCGCTACCGCCCGCGGACAGGAAGGCGCGATCGTCGGAACCGGCAAGGAGCTGGGCACCACGGTCCTTGAGATGGTCCCCATGTTCGCTGGCGCGGCGGGCGGCCGGTTGATCGCCGGCGGAGTGGAAGCCGGCACCGCCCGCAAAGTTCTCGGGAACATCACCGCCGGTGCCTCCGTCTACGGATACACGGGGGCACAGGGCTACGCTTCGGTCATGCAGCAGGCGCTTCAAACGGCGCAACGCGAGGCTGTCCGGTCGGGCCGCAGTCTGACCGGCGAGGAGATCGACCGCACCGTCGACAAGTTCCAAGGTGCCGCACTCGGCAACGGGTTCCAGATGATGCTGCTCGCCAAGCTGCTGAACCAAGGCGTCGAGGCGGCCGCACTGCGGGGGTTCTCCGCGCAGGCGGGTCAGATGACCGGTCGCGACGTGCTCGCCGCCGCTCGCAAGAACTACGGCGACGAAGGCCTTCGCGCCGCGCTGAGGGCGACGAAACCGGAGTTGGTCAAGTTCGCCAAGCAGGCCTACACGGCCGGCAAGGTCGGGTTCAAGGACGAGGCGCTGGAGGAGGGCGTGACCCAGTTCATCGAGGGCACCATCGTCAAGCTGTCCGGCGCGGACCCTGAAAAGACGTGGGACCAGATCGGCCAGGAGACCTGGAAGGGGACCTGGATGGGCGGCGTCGTCGGCGGCGGGCTGCCGGTCGCCATGAAGGCTTTTGCGTCCCCCTACCGGGATCTCGCATACGATGGTGAGGGAATGCCCGCCGGTGGCGGCACTTCCGATGCCGATTGGTTTGCCGCGGAACGTCAGCGGATGGACGCCGAGGATCTGGCGGAGAGCATCTCACGTCAGCTTTCCTCGGAGGCGCAGTTCGCCGCGCCGGCCGCCGCGGAGGCATCTGCGGAGCCGATCGCCGCTCCTCGCGGGGTGGTCCCCCGCACCCTTGGCACCGACCAGCGTGTCAGCACGCCGCTCGGGGACCGGTTGCGAGCAGGTGCCCGAGCAGGTGCCCGAGCAGTTGCTGGAGCAGCTCCGGCGACGCAGGTGCGAAGCAATGCCGAGGTAGACCGCGAGATGATCCGCCGGAGCCTCGTCCCGCCGAACCCGACGTTCACCCCCGAAGAGCGGCAGGCCGATCTCCAGAGCCGCGCCCCCGACCTGGCGGCCGCCGCGCCAGCGGAGCGCACTCCTGAGCAGATCGCCGCGGAGGGCGAAGAGTTTCTGCGGAACCGCAAAACCGCGGCAGAGGCAGCGGCCGCCGCGGCGATTGCACCTCTCGACCGTCCCGCGGACGCGGCCCCGGCAATCGGGAGCGAACCAGCCGCGGGCTCCCTTTCAACCGCGGCCCCAGCGACGAAGTACGAGCCGCTCCCCGCAAAAGAGCGACGCCAGCTCTTCAAGGACGCGGAAGCCGCCATCGATGCCAAGGACCCGATCGATCAGGTATCGCTCAGGGAACGCTTTGACCGGATGAAGCGGCGGCACGATGAGGCGCGACGGGAGCTTGATGAGGCGACCACTCCCGGCGACAGGCGTCGGGCCGAGCTGGACATGATGGACGACGAGAACGCCATTCGGCGTCTGGTCGGAATGCCGGAAGTTGAGACTCAAGCGCCGATCACCGAGGGGGACCAGCGCAAGGAGGCTGCTCGCCAGAAGGCAGTGCTGGACGAACTGGATGCCAAGATCGCACGAGGCGAACCTCTCACTGATGAGGACCGGAAAGCCTGGGTCACGGAAGGTCGCAAGAAAGCCGACATCCCTACCAATGAAAAGACCCCGCCATCTCCTGAGCCTGCTGCTCCACCTGCTGCGCCTGCGGCCGAAACGGCTGCGCCGGCCGCCCCTGTTCCCGCTGCCGTGACCCCGCAGGCGGGTGAGCCTGCCGCAACGGCCCCCCTTACCTACAAGCAGGCCAAAGACTTCGCCGAGACCGGAAACTACGACGTGGAGACCGGCGATGGTGTTCGCCAGATGTTCCGTGACCGGGAAAACGGATACTGGCACGACGCGAGCAAGATCGGTTCTCAGTTCGGCTACTTCGAGTCGGTGCTTGGCTTCAACAAGAAGGAAGCCCTCGAAGCGATGGAGGCACGTTACGGCCGCCCGGAGGCCACGGCTGCTGAGAAGCCCAAGGCGAAAACCAAGGCCAAGGCTCCGAAAGCCCCCGCTCCGGCCGCGCCGGCTCCCGATGTCGATCCAGTGACCGGCATCGAGATTCTCCCGTCGGAGCGTGCGAACGAGGCGGACATCCGGCTGGGCATCAGCCAGGGTCGGAACTACTTCACCCTGTGGTTCAAGCAGACCGGCCGGGACGCCAACGGGAAAGCCCAGACCGCGAACTACCAGTATCTCACCATCCTGTCGAAGGACCTCGACGAAGCACGGGCCAAGGCGGCCGAGTATGCCAAGCAGATCGCATCGGGCACCAAGCTGCCGGTCGCCTTCTTCGGTCGCGGGCTCCAGGGCGCGGGATCCGCGAAGAGCGTAGCGGTCGGCGAGGACCTGATCGACCCGACCCAACTCGAAGAGATCGACCGCACGCCGATCGCCGATCAGCCCGTTGGCTTTGGCAAGTACTCGAACATGCTGGTGAAGGACATCCTGACCGAAGACCCCGGCTACGCCGAGTGGATCATCGGCAGCGGCACCTCCCGCCGCGCTCTCGACATCGCCGCCTACCTCAAGTCCCGTCCGGAGTGGATGGAGATGCAGGACGAGCGCGAACTCGAAAGCGAGCGGATCAAAGCCTACGAGCAGCGCCGGGATGCCCGCGCCGCCGGTGAGAAGGTCAGCGTCACCACCATGGTCCGGAAGGATGGGGAGATCGTCGAGGTCGATGAGGACACCGCCCCGCCGCCCAAGGTCAAGAAGCTCAAGAGCCGCAAGGCCAAGGACCAGATCCTCGACATCGTCGCTCCGCAGGAGACCCAGAACCTCGTCGCGGAGGAACTCGTCAAGCATCTCTACCCGATGCAGTTGGTCGGCGCGAACGCCGCCATCGCCTCGATGGAGAAGGACGGCGTGTTCCTCAACGGCGACGGCGCGGGCGTGGGCAAGACCCGGCAGATCGTCGCCGTGGCCAACCACTACGCCAAGCAAGGCAAGCGGGTGTTCATCATCTCCGAGAACGCCGCCATCGGCAAACCGTGGGAGAAGGTCAGCAAGAAGACCGGGCCGAAGCTCGCCGGCTCGATGTCCAAGGACAGCGAGGCGATGGGCGTCAAGCTGGAGCTGCTGGGCGAGGTCGAGCAGCAGGACGGCGGCATCTACGTCACCAACTACTCCCGCGTGAAGGCCGGGGACATCCCCGACGGCGCGGTGCTCATCTTCGACGAGGCGCAGAACCTCGCCAACACCTTCGGATCCAACCCCGACCCGAAGAACACCGCGGAGCGCGAATGGGAAGCCAAGTTCAAGCAGATGCTCCCTCGGGCTACTGCCGTCGCCTACTACTCCGCGACGCCGGCCGACAAGCCGCACCAGCTTGCCTACCTGCACAAGATTCTGGGCTACGACACTCCCGGTGAGTATCTCGCCGCCGCCCAGGAGAACGGGATGGTTCTCAAGACCCGCAAGTTCGGGAATAAGGAAGTCCAATACTACGACGTGCCGCAGGGGGCGAAGCGCAAGAAGCTCTTCGACTGGGTCAATCAGACCATGCTCGACGCAGGTGCGGAAGGTCGCTTCATCAAGCGCGAGATCTCCTACGAGGGGACCGACGTGCAGTTCCAGGACCTGAGCGGCACCGACGAGGGGAAGAATCCGTGGGCGAAGTATTTCAACGACGTCCTCGCGCAGATGAAGGAAACCGAGAATTTGGGGACCGGCATCCGCATCATGGCCCCCGAGTCCTACGTCCTCTACGCTGCCGAGCTGACCAAGATCGGCAAGGCCGTCGAGATGGCGAAGAAGGAGATCGCGGCCGGCCGCAAAGCCGTCGTGTTCTTCTCCCGCATCAAGCCGATGGTGATGCGCTACCGGCGATACACTCGCGACAGGGACGGCGAGATGCAGGTGAGCGAGCCGATCGAGTTCGGCAGCATCCCAAGCCCCGTGGACCTCATCAAGGCGGAGCTGGAGAAGGAAGGCATCACGTTCACCGAGCTTCACGGAGCCACCCGGACGACCTCCCAGAAGGCCCAGAAGGAGTTCGCCGAGAAAGTGGACGTGCTGCTGGCCTCGCTGGAGTCTGGCGGCACCGGCATCAACCTCGACGACACCACAGGGAGCAACCCGCGGACGGAGATCTTCATGTTCGCCCCCTACCGTGGGACCTCCACCATTCAGGGGATGGGCCGGATCTGGCGGGCGTCTACGATCCAAGACGACAACAACCCGAATCGGTTCGCGATGATCGTGGCTTCGGACATCAAGCCGGACGTGTTCCGCTCGGCGGTCCTCGCCAAGAAGCTCCAGCTCATGGGAGCCGCGATGGGCGGCACCGCGGTGGCGAAGATGCCGATGAGCAAGACCTCCTACGACCCGAAGCAGCTTGCCGGGTTGGAGATGTCCGAAGACGGCGAAGAGAGCGCCCTGACCAAGCCACGCACCGGCAAACTCAAGCCGGTGACGGTGCAGTGGAAGCCGACCAAAGCCGGGGAGTATTACTCCAAGGCGTCCGCCGACCTGCTGGAGTGGGAAGAGCGCGGCGGCCCCGAACGCACGGGTCTGGAGATCCGCGTGTTCAAGTCCCGCGACAGCGGGGACTGGATCGCCCTCGCCGACCGTCCCTACACGGCGGAGGAGTTCGCTCTGCCGGAGGAGATCGAGCCTACCCCGCCGCCGGCACCCCCTACCGCGCCCGCGCCGGAGCCTACCCCGCCGTCGACCAAACGCGACGTGATCAAGTTGCGCCCCACAGATCCCAAGGTGACTGCGGCGGCGGAGGCAATCCGCGAGGAACTGGGTGAGCCTGCCTTTGAGGACGCGAACAGCGAGGTCCTCACGCCGGAAGGCGTCTTGATCGATGTCCGGGCATTCGGCGACAACATCATCCTGAGCAACATCTCCACCCCTGAAGGCTCGCGTGGCACCGGAGCAGCAAGCCGGGCAGTAGACACCATCCTTGAAGGTGCCGATCGGGCCGGCGTTCCGGTCAAGCTGATTGCCAAACCTTTCGGGGACGCCGGGCTGTCAAAGAAGCAGCTCATCGCATGGTACTCGGCCAAGGGGTTTGAGCTTCAGCCCGATGGCGAAACCATGGTCCGCCAGCCTCAGCAGGTCGCCGCACCGACACCGACGCCTGAGCCGAAAGCGAAGTCTGCGCGGCCCAAGCCATACTCGCCCGCCGCGATCGAAGAGGCGTTCGATAGCACTCCGGAGCAAGCGGTCGCCATGGACGCCCTCATGCGGGCGGTAGGCATCCCCTTCACACCCGTCAACCTCATGCGCGGCGGGACGCCCGGCGACGGGTCGTTGGAGCAGTCCAGCGCCCGCGATGCGGAGTATCGGGCCGCCGTCGAGGCGGGCGACATAGCCAAGGCGCAGGCGATGGTTGACGAGGCGGCGCGGGCCGCAGGCTACACTTGGAGGATGTATCACAACGGGGCTCCAGGCGTCACCGAGTTCGATCCAGGGGCCAGACGTGCCGGTGCTCGGTCTAATATCGACGCCATCGGGACTTGGTTCACGGCTGACAAGAACCAGGCCGAGCGAAAGGTTTTTGGATCAAGCGTGTATTCGGCGCACCTGAACCTTCAGAACCCCCTGATCCTGACTTGGGATGGAGCAGGCAAAGAAGCTGTTGCAGGGTCACTCCGCTGGGTGCGGCGGATGGGGCAGATGGATCTGTCCGGGCTGCCAGAGTCTGAGTATCGCCGCATTCAAGAGCGGGCCAAGTGGATTGAAGAAGGGGACCCGCGAAACCAACTCAGCAAGATCTGGTTGGCCGCTAACGGGGACCGTAAATCTATCGACGGTTTCGACGACTTTTCCGGGGACGCCGCCGCCTTTGTCGAGGAGATCAAGCGGCAGGGCTACGATGGGATCATCATGGAGAGCACCGTTGCGGACAGCGCGATGTTCGGGGATCTTGCGGCAGATTGGGCAGTCGCATTCGACCCCAACCAGATCAAGTCCGCGGACCCCGTCACCCGCGATGCCGACGGCAACGTGATCCCGCTTTCCCGGCGGTTCGACACGTCGAGCCCGAGCATCCTGTATCAGGATGGCGCGATCGACGAGGGTCAGTTCGAGGACGACGACTCCTACTCGCCGACCGACAACGATGGGGACCAGGAGGCGATCCCGCTGGAGATGCGCGTGGACGAGGACGGGAACCCGATCCTCAACCCGCAGGGCAAGCCACGGGTCCGGACGGTCAGCTACGACCTGCTGACCGCGCCCATGGTCACCACGTTCCAAGGCTCCCCGGAGGACTCGACCAAACCGGACACCACGAAGCTCCACTACACGGTCACCGGTCCCAGCCGCGAGAGGCTCTCCGCCGCCATTGACTCCGGAGCCGCGGACCACGCCGTCGGCCGGTTGGTCGAGGAGACGCGGCGGATGCTCCAGAACCCCGATGTCGCCGCTGGCAAAGGGTGGTATTCCCGGATGCGGCAGAAGCTCCTCGCCGCCTTCGGCCCTGAGGACGCCCGCATGTTCTCCCACCTCCTCGGCACCACCAGTGCCAAGACCCCCGTCGAGAACAACTTCGTCTACGCCGTGGACCTCATGCGCCGCTACAAGCGCGGCGAGTTTACCCGGCACATCCGGCTCTACCAGGAGATGGTCCTCCTGGACCGCAGCAAAAAGCTGGGTGACGTCATGGCCGCCCGGGGCATTCTCAGCAAGAAGGACCAGGCCGTGGTCCCGAAGGGGCAGCTCCGGGATACCTTGAGGTCCTTGTGGATCGCCCATTACGACATCCTCCCGGTCCAGACCAACGGGAAATTGTTCGGCAGCAACTCCCTGCCGGCGCTCAAGGCCATGTCGGAGATGTGGTTGGTGGGCAAGGTGACGCCCAAGACGCCGCAGTTCGCGATGAACCTCAACGGGGACTCGGTCCAAGCCACTATCGACGTGTGGGCCGCCCGGCTTCTCCGGCGCATCCTCTACGCGAAGCAGGGACAGCCCTGGCGCATCCAGCCCAAAGCCGAGGAGGCTGTATCCAACGAGGACTTCGCCTTCGCGCAGGAGGTGTTCCGCCGGGCCGCGGCGAAGTTGGAGATGAACCCGGACGACCTTCAAGCCATCGTGTGGTTCGGCGAGAAGCAGATCTGGGACGAGAGCGGCTGGACTGCGGAGGTCGGCGCGTTCAAGTCCTCGTTCGACGAGGTGTTCGACGTGTTCTTCCCCGAAGGACGCTCCCCCCGCGACTACGAAACCGGGCGTCGGATCGTCTCGTTCCTGCAAGCGGAGCGGCTCTACCTGGCGGACAAAGCCACCAAGAAAGAATTTGAGAAACAGGTCGAAACCGCCAAGACTCCTGAGCAGCTCAAAGCGGTAAGACGGCAAACCATCACCCGACGAAAACATGAACTTGAATACCGAATCAGGAAGGACGCCCGAGGTGTCCCGGCTTACCTCGCAGATCGACGACGCAAGGCGCTATCAGAAAGCGGCGCAGGACGCCCACAAGGCGCTCCGGCCGCGGATGAGCGAGGACGAGCGGGTGGAGAAACTCGTGAGGCAAATCCGCGCCCGACGGGAAGAGGACCCCTCGCGGAAGGGACTGGACCTGCTGCCGCCGGAGATGCTCAAACGCTGAGCCCGGGAGGGCCGAACGTCCTCTTCCAAGGGGGCGACAGCGGTGCGCCCAAGGGGCGGACTCCCCGCAACCCTATCGTCCAGCAGGCGGCGCAGGACTTCAAGGAAGGCAAGATCTCCCGCGAGGAATACAACCTCGTCGTGGACCTCAACATGCCGCTTCGCTCCTTCGGCAGAGCCCTCACGCCGGCGACACCGGAGGAAGTCCTGCGCGGCCTCGGCAACCGACCAGCCCGGAAGGGCGTACTTAAGAGCGCCTTGGCAAAGAAGCCCGAGGACATCCCGGACGGGAAGCCTCTTGCAGCCCGGCTGGATATCCCGGCATATGAGGACGAGAATGTCTGGGTGGTGTCCCTGCATCTCCCCGGTAAAACCGGAGATATTTACGGCTACACGCCAACTTCGGTCCTCACCAATGTCACGTTCAACGTCAACGAGCCTGCCGCGCTCGGGGTAGCCACTGGCAGGGCTAAGGCCAGCTTCGCCCGGATGGACGGGACCTACGTTGCGATGTCGGCCGAGGAGGCACAGCGTCTCGCCGAGAAGGCTCTTACTGAAGGCTGGGTCGAGATTGGGATGAACCCGATCCGCCACTCGTATTTCTACGACAAGGCGGGCCAGCGCCCCGTCAAATCCGCGGAGCAGGTCGTTCAGGTGGGCGCGTTGGTGCTTGCGAAGAACCCAGTCTACGGAAACTCGGCGGACTACCTGTTCCAATTTGCCGGGGAGAGCGCGAACACGCCGCAGTTCATGCGCGATTCCCTCGACACTGCGAAAGCGATGGCGGCGGCCGGAAAGTCGAGCGCCGAGATCCGCGCCGTGACCGGGTGGTTCCCCGGCAAATACGACGGAAAGATGCGGTGGGAGATCCCTGACAACGAAGCGACCTTGCGGCTTGATGCTTTCCGCGCTGCCCGTCTGAAGGGCGAGTCCGCACAGGATATTGCACGGAACCACTTCGCCAGAAAGCAGGAGGCGGAAATGGACGCCGCGATGGAGAAATCCTTCGAGCTGGACGGTCCGGCACTGCTGGAGTTCAGCCGCAATTTTGAGGCCCGCAAACGTGCCGAAAATGTCGGACTGAACACCTTCTTCCTCAACGAGCAGAACCGGGATCGTGGGCGAGTTCCCCTCGCATACCTCCTCGATCACCCGGCGCTTTTCGAGGCTTACCCCGATCTCAAATGGATGCCGGTATCCTTCAGTGCGAATGACATCGGATCCGATGCTACGGTGCTGGGGGCTTACAACCCGAACTTCGAGGGGATCGCTCTCAACCCGTTGGTTGCCTACGACGATTCCATCGGGGCGATCTCCACCCTGCTGCACGAAACCCAGCACGCCATCCAACAGCGTGAGGGATTTGCCAAGGGGTCGTCCGCTTCGCAGTTCGCGGGTCCTAACATGTCCGCCATGCTTGGGAAGTCCCGCTACATTGACTTCCTGAAACCGACCCTCGATTTGTTGGACCGTATCGGCCCAATCACCGACGAGAAAATCGAGCGGATGACTGAAGCGGAGAAGTCCACAGTCACGCCGGCGTGGGACGAACGCAATGACCGCTGGATGACCGCCGACGAAGTCCGTGCCAAGATCGCACGGCTTCAGGAAGAAATGGCAAATACCGACTTCGACGGCACCGAGTCCTACCGCCGCACGGCCGGGGAGATCGAGGCCCGCGACGTGGAAGCCCGTCGGACCATGACGCCCGAGCAACGGGCCGCGGTGGAGCCCTACTCTTCGGAAAACATCTCCACGGAGGCGGCCAACATCCTGTTCCAGAGGCCCCAGACCGCCAAGGGGTCGTTCGAGTACATCAAGGAAACCGGCGACATCTTGCTGCGCGGTCTCGCGTCGCCCGACTTCAGCACCGCGGTCCACGAGTTTGCCCACGTCATCCGCCGGACCCTCATCGATCGGGACATCCCTGCCGAGAACCGGGCGGGGATCTCCGACGAGGACATCCGCCTCGCGGAGGACTGGGCCGGTGCAACGAACGGCGTGTGGACCGTCGCCGCCGAGGAGAAGTTCGCCCGTGCCTGGGAACGCTACCTGCGCGAGGGCAAGGCCCCGGTCTCCGTGCTCCAACCCTTGTTCGACAAGATGGCCGCGTGGCTCAGTGAGGTCTACTCCACGATCGCCGGGTCACCGATCGACGTGGAGATCTCGCCGGAGATGCGGGCCGTGTTCAACCGCCTGGCAAGCCGGAACGTGGATCAGGATGCTGAAGTGGAGATGGATATGGACGAGGCGGCTCCCCCGTTGAGTGACCAGGAGTTCGCCGACCGCGTGGCCGACGTCGAAAAGTCTGTCTCGGAAGGCCAGCCGCCGAACATCCCACCGGTGACCCCGCCCACGCCTCCCCCGGGCGTGGAGGAGGACCCGTTCGCGGATCATGTCAGCAACATGCACCGCTTCATTGACGAGGGCCGCGCACGCCGCGGGCTCGCGCCGCTCATGAAGCGCCCCCGCGTGGCCAACGAGGACGCTTGGCAGGCAGCACTCAGCGCCGAGCGGGCGCACCGCGCCGCCGGAAAGCCGGGGACCGCCGGGAACGAGCTTTTCGCCAAGCTTCTTCTCGACCCGGTTCGTGCTCTTGCCCCCTGGGAAACAGCATTGCTGATGCACGAGCACGCGCTTCGCGAAGGGGCGCACGACGCCGCGAATTACAATCTCAACTCGCTGCCCGCTGGCAGCCCTCTGCGGGACGAATACCGGGCGACCAAGACGCGGGAGCAGGAGGCCTACGACGCCCTCACCACGTTCCTCCGCGCTGCCGGGTCTGCGTCGGGTAGCTCCCTGCAAGCCCTGAAGATGGTCATCGATACCCGCGACTTCACCCTCGCCCGGGTCACGAACGAATGGCACGCCGCCGCCAACGCGATGAGCGACACGCCGGTCAAGTGGACCGAGGCGGACCAAACAGCGGCCGAAGCATGGTATAACAAATACGAGGCGCTGAAGACTCGGGAAGCCGAACTGATCGCGGAAAACGAAGGCTACGCCGCTCTGCTCAAGCAGCTCACCGAAGACGTCGAGCGGGCTCAAGCGAAAGCGGCGGCCGCGGCAAGGGTTCCGGCCGTCAAGGCCAAGATCATGGGCAAGCTCACCCCGGCGGCCGACGCCGCCCGTGCCCGCATCGCCGCCCGCAAAGCCGCTAAGGAAGGACCTCCGGGACCCGACATCCTCCGGCAATCCGGGCCTCCGCCGGAGATGATCGAGGACCTCCAGGACTACGCCATTTTGTTGGCTGAGAAGATGGTAAACGGGGTGTTCGACCTCGCCAAGGCGTCCCAGATCATCGTCTCCGAATTCGGAGAGAACCTGTCCGAGTTCGCCGAGTGGATTCACACGGACGCGAAGCGGATCTACAACGAGACTGTCGAGTCGGTGTCTGGTGAAGGTGCCCCCACTCCGCAGAACATCATCGACGCGATCGACGTCAACGAGGAACTTACCAAGAAGGATGTGTGGGACCTCGCCCGTGCCCACGTCATCCAGGGAGCCCGCGGCAGCGATGTCCTCGACAAGGTCCATGAGGGGTTCAACGAGATCTTCCCGGACCTTACTCGCGAGCGGGTTGCCGATCTGTTCACCGACTACGGCCAGACGTCCACCCCATCGGCGGAGGAGGTTCCGAAAGCTCTGCGCCGCGTCAAGACGTTGGAGCGCATCGGGCGGCAGATCGACGACATCAAAGCCAAGAGGGAGCCGAAGGTGACCGGGAGGACGGGCGATCCGCTCGATCCGAACGATCCCATCGACAAGAAGATCCTCGCGCTCGAAGAGGAGCGCCGCAGCGAGTTCCGCGCCCTGCAAGAGTGGATGCGCGAGAACAACGTCCCCTTCGAGGACTCCGAGCGAAAGCTCAAGACCGCCTTGGGATCCGTGAAGCGTCGGATGCTCAACGACATCGCCAAGATCGAGCAAGCCCTCACCACCGGGCGGGCGCGGGCCAAGAAGCAGCGTGTCAACTTCGAGAACGACCCGGAGTATCTCGACCTCCAGAAGCGCCTTAAAGCGAAGCGGGCCGAATACGACGAGGTGTTCAAGACCGAGCCCGACCGCCTTCAGATGATGAAGGACTCGGCCTCGAAGTCGCTCGACCGCTACTTGCAGATGCTGGTCACCGGCAACACCGCGGTGGCGGCGAAGCCACCAGGACCCACCGACCCCGAGCTGGAGGAGCTGCGGTCCCTCCGCAACACCTTCGCCAAGCAGGTCGCTGAGGCCCGCCGGGTGCGGCCGACGGCCGACGAGGTTGCCAAGAAAAAGCGCGACGCCGCACTTGCCTCCGCTGAGAAGACCCTGGCCGAACTGGAGCGCAAGATCACCGAGAACGACCTCGCTGCGAAGACGAAGGGTGCCCCCCGCTTCAAGGACGACACCGAGATCAAAGCCGTGCAGGCCAAGATCAAGGCCGCCCGCGAGACGCTCAAGGACATGCGCAAGGCTGCGATGCCGGTGAAGGACCCGGTGCAGGCCAAGATCGACGCCGTGCTCAAATCGCTCGACCGGCAGATCGCCGAAGAGGCGAAGATGCTCGCTGACGGGGTCCTGAAGAAGGCGAAGGGTCAGCCGGTCAGCACCCCGGACATCGAGGTCCGGCGCGAGAGGCTCCGTCAGATGCGGCAGAACCGCCGCGACCTTTACGAGGCCCAGAACCCCGACGAGATCGAAGCCCGTGCGCTGGAAGCGGCGAAGAAAGACGCGCAGACGGCAATCGAACGTCTCGGCGAGGCCGTCGTCTCCGGTGATGTGGCGGTGAAAAAGCGCGACCCCGCCTACACGCCGGATGACGAGCTTCGCGCTTTGATCAAGTGTCGTGAAACTCTCTCCGACATGGTCTCCGAGATGCGCCGGGCGTTGCCCGTCACCCCGGACCAGTTGGCCGCCCGCGAGAAGCGGATGCTCGCCGCGGCCGAGGCGACCTTGGCCAACCTCGACGCGAAACTCGCCACCGGCGATTTGAGCGTGAAACCCTCGAAGGGGGCGGCGAATGTCCCCGCCTCCGTGGCCGCGGTGCGCGAGAAGATCAAGAGGGCGAGCCGGCAGCTCGATGTCCGTCGTCGTGAGGCCGCCGTCGGTCCCTACTCCGAAGCCGCGCTGATCCAGCGGAGGCTCGGAGTGCTGCGCAAGAAGCTGGCGGATCGCCGCCGCCGGATCCAGACCGACGACTACTCCAAAAAGAAAGTTCCTCTGCCGCCATCGTCCCCTGAAATCACCCAGATCGAATACGAGCTGGAGAAGCAGGATGCGATCTTCTACGAACGTCGTGGGCAATACATGCTCCGCAACGCTCCGAAAGGACGTCGGGCCGTCCAGGCGCTGAAGACCGTGGCCTCCGGGCAGAAGTTCCTCGTCCTTGGGGGTGACTGGGGGATTCTTCTGCGCAACGCCCTTGATGCGACCTCGCTGACCGCAGCCAATGACGTGCTGCTAGGGATCAAGAAACTTGCGGGACGCGCCGACCCGGCGGCCAAGTCACAGATGCGCCGCATGATCACGAAAGGTGTGCGAGCGGCATTCAGCCCGAAGTTTGAATCCGAAACCTACCGACGGCAGACGACCCGGGCCAACGCCCGCTGGGACGACGTTTTGGGAACCAAGATCATCGCGCCCTACGACAAGGCGAACCGGGGGAGCGAAGATCTTCCGGTCAGCAATCTGATCGAGAAAGTCCCATGGTGGGTTTGGCCGATCGTGGCCGGGGTCAATATTGGTCTGATCTACAGCAGCCCCCTTATTGCCGGGATCGTCGGGATGAGCATGATGAAAAGCGCGTTCATCTTTGGAGCGTCCCTGATCCAAAAACCGTTGCTGCAAGCCGTAGACCGATTCCAGCGCACGTATGTCAACGAGGCCCGCGTGCTGCTGATGGACACCTTCATCGACAACTACGTTGGAGGGATGGACGTCGAAGACGGCCGGGCCTACGCCCACTTCGTGAACGTGGCTACTGGACGTGGCGGAGCCCGCAAGGGGCGCGACGGAGTGCTGATGACGATCGAGCGGATGATGCCCGGCCTCAACGCCGGTTTCCTCGCCCCGCGGTATTACCTCGCCCGCATTCTGTCGCTCTTCGCGCAGCCTCTGTGGAGTGGCCCGATGACTCCGCAGACCCGGAAAGCGATCGCCTACAACTACGGCAAAGCCAAGGTAATGCAGGGCGCGATTTTGACCCTGCTGATCATGGCTTTCGGCAAGGCGAACGACGATGACCCGGAAGACACCGGCGTCGTGCTGAACCCTTACAGCCGGGACTTCCTGAAGATTCGGATCTCGCCAAAAGTCGTCGTCGACGTGATGGGAGGATTCAACCAGTGGATGGGCTTCTTCCTGCGCCGGGCGACGGGCACGGTGCAAAACCGCGAAACCGGACTCGTGGAAGTGATGACGCCCGATGAGAAGGGCCGGGACATCCGCAACTTCGTAGGTGGCAAGATGAACCCACTGCTGCGCTACTCGACGGAGACCTTCTTCATTGGGGAGTATTTCGGGGGCAAGCCCGTGATGCCGATGACGATGCTCCAGGAAGCGACGTCCATGGTGGTCATCGACGACATGATCAAGGTGCAGGAAAACACGGATCCGAAAACGGCCGCCGCGCTGTCCGTGCTCCTGCTCTCGGGTGGCAACGTCAAAGCCGGCGATTGGGAGACGGAGGTTGCCAAATGGAAGCCTCTCCGGGATATTGCCGAGATCCGCCGCTTAGAACGTGAATCCCGGTTGAACAAATGATCCCCGACGACTTACCCCTTGCGGTCCTCCGCGACGTTGAAGCACCCCCCGGAGGCTGGCGCTACACGGTGCCGGAGACCGGCGTCACGATCACCGGCGCGTTCTTCGAGGAGACGTGGCGCAAGGTCGTGCGGCACCACGCGGCCAACGGACTGCCTGAGCCCTCCCGGGAGAGAGTCGAAGACCAGTCCTGCCGGGAGAGTTCCGGCGTGGGGACGCGGTGCGGGCCGGTCAAACCGAAGCCGGTTGCCGGGATGCTGCCGCACCTGACCCTGGGGCTCGTCGAGAGGTTCCTCAAAACCGTCTGGGAGACCCTCAAAGCGAGGGACTTCGTGAGCCTTGAGGAGGCGGAGCGTCGTGCCGAGATCTGCCGGTCATGCCCTTTGGCCACCGGCGGCATCGGCGGCTGCGAAGGGTGCTTCAGCCTGATCCGCAAAGCAAAGGACTTTGTCGGAACGAGTCCGATCAAGTTCGAGGAGAACAAGGACGCGTGCGGCGCGTGCGGTTGCTTCCTGCCGGCCAAGATCCTCATCTCCAACAAGACCCTCGACAAGGCGGAGGGGGAGCAACGTCCCCGTTACTGGGAGAAGTGCTGGCGGCTGGAGAAGTAGTCCCTCAGTCCTCCCCGGCGGTTCGTTGTGCCAGCCGGATCGTCATCAGCGCGGCGTCGCGCTGGTCGGTCATCGCGGCGAGCTGCTCAAGGGCGTCGTCGCGTTGGCGACGGACACGGTCAATTACGTCCCACGGTGGTTCAAGTTGGTCGTCTTCCCGTTCACACGCCGGGATAGGGTCGCAACGGAGGCACGCGGCGATGACGCGGGGGTAGAGGGCCGCCAACTCGGCTAGTTCGCGCTCCAGCTCCTCGGAGATGTATCGCGGGACCCACTGGTCGGCAAAGCCGGGCATCGACCTGGCATGGGCGTCTGTCCTCGGCGTCGGTCGGTCGTTCATGTCAGTGAGTATTTGGCAGCACGGCGCTGGCTCCCTCCAACCGGGTGGGCCTTGTCGCGGGAGAGGATCTTCATCTCGACGAGGCGTTCCGTCGAGCGGCTGACCACGGACTTGTCGAGGCCGGTGGCCTCCTCGATGTCCTGGCGGCTCATCGGGGTCTCCCGGTTGCGGACGAAGGCCTGGATCACGGCGTAGTCTCGCAGCGTGAGTCCGATCACGATGCACTGGGTGATGTCTCTAGGGATTCGTTTCACGGAGTGACAATGCTACAACGCTTCGGGAAGTCACGCGGATTTCTTGAGAAGTTGAAGAGCCTTGATCGCGTTCATCAGGCCGGTGTGCCCTTCCTCCTTCATCCGCAGCACCTCGGCAACGGCGGGATCACAGGACATGCGCCCAAGTCTTTCTGAGGAGGATGCAACTAATCGCATGTTGGGACACTCCGTACCTTGCGGCAAGATCAACTTGACGAGGTTTCGATGAGGCATACTCCGCACGTATCGCCCGGACTTGCTCCTCCGAAAAAGCGGCTCTCCCGTTAGCCTCCCCACGGGCCAGCTTTTCAGGGGCCATTTGCGAGAAATGGGTTGCGCCTCTGGGACGGCTCTCAGGGTGTTTCCGGGATCCATTTCGATCTCCCGTGGGCAGCCTACCCCGCGCCCTTGCATCGGAGTGGTTTTCCCTCGGGTCTCCACACCGAAGGTGCGATGGGCGGCAGCACCTTCGATTGTCACACCGGTGAATCACCAATGTGTCTTGGTTCAATGTCGGATTTTCGAGAAAGAACGCCACACGGTGCGCCTGGCGAGAGACACCTCTCCCCTTGAAGCATCCGTATCCGGAATTGAAGCAACCCGCCGACCACTCCCAGCAGCATCCGATCCCTTGGTAGGGCTCGCCCGAAGCGTGCGAACCGTGCTTGTTCACCTTTGTCCAAAAACGCAAAACGTCTTCCGGGAGGTAATCAGGTAGCTGGACAGGATTCATGATGATAGCCTCAGTTGTTGGAGTGCTTTGATAGATGTCATTAGTCCAGCTTGCCCCTCGTCCTTCATCCGCAGAGCTTCCGCAACTGCCCAGTCCAAAGTGTTCGCTGCGAGAATCCTATAAACGATAGTGGTTTGACTTTGTCCAGTCCTGATCAATCGGGCGTTCGTCTGAAAATAAGTCTCGAACGAATACGTCGGGGTCATCCAAACCGCAATGCGCCCTGCTACTTGGAGACCATCAATGCCGTGGGAGATGCTTCTCGCATCCGTCACCCACATCTTGATCTTCCCGGCCTGCCAGTTGGCGAGGTCCTTCTCGTGGAACTGCTTGGCCTCTGGGAAGGCTTCAAGAATCCGCTGCCGCTCGTGGGTGTAGGCGGTGAGAATCAGCAGCGGTTCTTTGGGGTGCGTCTTGCGGATCTTGCGCAGCGCGTCGATCTTGGCATCGTGGACAAGATGCGTGGCCCGGTCGGCGTCGAACACGCACCCCGCGGTGATCTGAAGCAGCTTGGTAGTGAGCGCGGCGGCCGACAACGCCGTGATCTCGCCGGTCTCAAGCTCCACCAGCAGCTCCTTCTCCAGCGTCTTGTAGGCCTTCATCGCCGCCGCCGGCAGATCAACCTCGATGTCTTCGGTGTTGCAGGTCGGCAGGTCCAGGTAGTCCTCGCCGAGCATGACCAGCGCGAGGTCGGCCAGCTTCTCGTCGATCGTCTCCTTGGCCCCCGGCCGGATGTTCCACTTGAACCCCATGTAATCGCTCTCGAAGTAGCGCCGCTGGTAAGCGGTGAACGCGGTGCCGAGGCGCGTGCCGCCGTCGATCAACCGCACCTGGGCGAACAGGTCGAGGTAGCTGTTCGGTGCCGGCGTGCCGGTGAGGCCCCAGCGGCGGCGGAACGGGCTGCGGAAGTTCCTCGTGCCATCGAGCTTCTCGATGTCGTGGAGGTAGGGTCGCAGGGCGTTGAACCGCTTCGAGGCGTGGTTCTTCGCGAGACTCAGTTCGTCGATGACGAGGATGTCCACCGGCAACGTCCGGCGGCCCTTGATGAACCGATCCGCGAAGCCGGGAGTCACCTGTTCGCTCACCCCCATATGGCAGTTGTCGCAACCCTCGTCGTGACCTTTGCAGACCTTGCATTTCACGTTGCGAACGACGGTCGGGAGCTGTTCGCTGTTGATCAGGTAGATGTCCGCGGATCCGTCCTCCCATGCTTGCTGCCCTTCAGGGGTCCGCATGTTGGCGACCCGCATCCAGTTCGTGTGGTCCCACTTCGCGGTCTGCGCCGGCCAAGTGATCGCGCAAACTCGGATGGGGGCCACGATCAACGCCCCCCTCGCCGCGCCGTCGAGGATCAGCTCGGAGATGGCCGTCAGGGTGACCACCGTTTTTCCGAGGCCAGGACTGGCGAACTCGCACGCGTCGGCGTTGTCGAGCATGTGCCGGATCATCCGGCGCTGGTAGTCGAACGGCGTGAATTTCATGAGGTCAAATCATCGATCAGTTTCTTCCCTACCACCGCGTTGTCGCACCACTCGCTGAGGTGCCCCATGGACCGCAGGCGGCGCTGCCACCATCCCTGAAGTGGGTCGAGACTCTCGCCCGGCTTCTTGAGTTCGAGGAACATCGCCCGGCCGCCGGGCGCAAGCACGAGGCGGTCAGGCTTGCCGTTGCTCCCGGCGACGGGGGCCAGCTTCAAAAACACGCAGCCTTTCGACTCGGCGTATTTCCGGATCGCGGACTCGACGGCGGACTCTCTCATACCTCGAATTCGTCCTCTTGGTTCTCCGCGAGGTATTGCGTCCACAAGTTCTCGTAGGGCACGCCCATGATCTCTGCGTAGGTGATGCAGTTCCCGGTCCCGCCGGACGTTCCATCCCACAGAGCGAGCAACCTGTCGCACGCGTCCACCATTGCCTCGTTGCGCTTCTGCATCTTCTCCGGCGAGTAGCCCCCAGAGCAGATCACCTTCACCTCGGCGCAAGCTTGGAGGATGCGCTGGTAGATGGCGTGGGACTGCGCGGGCCACTTGTCGGCCTGCCCCACGAACGGGACGTAGGCATGGACGGGAATGCTCCGCTCGATGGCGGCGCGGGCGACGGCCTGGTCCCAGCCGAGTGCCATCCCGCTGATCACCGCGTCAGGGCGGGCCTCGTCGAACCATTGGCCGGCGAGCGAGATGAGGGGCTTCAGGTTGTAGCCTGTCGGGAGTTTGGAGGGGCGGTGCCCGGTTGCGGCGATGATGGTCATGGCGTGGTGGTTTAGTCCTTCAGGTAAAATTTCTGGATGGCACCCGATGCCGCGAGCGGGAAACTCGCCGCCCATGGGTCTTTCGTGCAAAGCGCGTCGATGAAGTCCTGCAAGTCGCCCGGCGCGTCCTTGGTCTCCGCAAGCGCCTGATCGTGGACGATCATGACGATGTTGAACCCGCGGCGCTCGGCCTCGATGCATCCGCGGTTGAGGAGGTCCGCGCCGATCGCCTGCACCGCGTTCTCGAACAGCCGGCTGCCCCACGTCCCGACTCGACCCCAGTGACTGGACTCCCGGAGCTTGCCGTAGAAACTGAGCTGATCGATCCAGTAGCCGCCTTTCTCACGCTTCCACGCGTCCTCGATCATGTCCTCCTCGTCGTAAGTCTTGAACGTGGCCTTGACCTTGGGATGGGGGTAGTAGAGGCGGCGTTTCGAGGGGAGCTGCATCACGAGGTAAGGGATGCCCGCCGCGTGGCCGCAGACGAAGGAAAGCTTTTTGCCGCAGGCGTGGAAGGTAGCACCAGGTTGCGCCACCGCGGACTTGGCGGCCTCCTCAATGTCCCGCCACGCCTGCACCGTCTCGGGGTGGTTGTCGCGGTAGGTCTTGACGTATTGATTGCACTCGGCGCGGGTACGCGTGACGTTGTAGGGGGGCAGCGCCAGCGCGTCCATCAGCGCCTTGCCGCCGACTCCGAAACAGCAGCCCAATTCGATCGGCTTGCAGATGGTCCGCTGGTCCTTGGTGACCTCTGCGTAGGGGATCCCGAACACCAGAGTCGCCATGCGCTTGTAGAGGTCGAGTCCTTCAAGAATGATCTGGAGCTTGGCCGCATCGCCGGCAAGCCATGGCGTGATGCGGGCCTCGACCCCGGTGTAGTCGGCGTCGAAAAACTCGCCTTCATGCGGGTGGATGAAGTGGCGGATCGAGGAAGCAATAGCCTCCAGCGGCGACGGCCAGAACTCTTCAAACCAGACGTGCTCCCAGTTTCCCTGGATCATTTTGTAGCACAGCTCGGAATCGTCGATGGTCGCTTTTTTGAAGTTCTGCGGCTGGATGATCCGGCCCCCGGCGCGTCCGGTGCGGGCGGCGTGCCACTGCGTCGTGCCGCGCACCCGGCCGTCGTCGCACGCGGCGTCGATCATCTTGGGGATCTTGGCCAGCGCGGCGAAACTGAGGAGGCTGCGGACCCGCAACACTTCAACGGCCATCGGCGACATGGTGTCGGGAGGGGCGCTGAGAATCCTTTCCACGGTGCCGGACTGAAGATCCTCTTCAGGGTAGCCGCGGTCCCTCAGCCACTTCAGCGTGCAGTCGCGCTGCCCCGGCTCGAAGCCGCACATCCGTGTGAACCGCGATCCCAACTTCTCCTTGAACGCGTCCACGATGCCAAGGGCGTTGCGCAGCGCCGGGATGTTCACGGGCACCCCGCGCCAGTTCATCCGCAGATCGAACTGGAAACTTTCCAACACGTCGCCGGTCAGCTCGAACCGGGTCAGTTTGCGATGAAGCTCCTGCTCGACGCGCACGTCCTGTCGGCAGTAGTCGCAGAACATCTCCCACGCGGCGCGGACGGTAATCATTTCGCCGCCGACCTTCACAAGCCAGTCCCACTTGATTTCCTCGTCCAAGATCGGGCTCGCGGTCTTCCACGCTTTTGGCTTCTTGCCCTTCGACCGCCGGCCGTTTTTGAGCAGCTTCACGGTGGTCTCGTCAATCATGCCGACCGGCGGCTGCACCGTCACCAAGACCGACTGGTCGGAGAAGATGCGGATCAGTTCTTTGCCAATCGGGTTCTTCTTGTCGCCGAGGCCGAAGAACTCTGCGGAAGCGGCGAGGGACTCCGGCGCGGCGGCCCGCCGACACATTGCCTGAGTGCAGCGCCACTGCTCCATCGCGGGAGGCTTGAGGCCCACATCCGCCAGCAGACGGTAGATCGACACCGCCACCTCGAATTGCGCGTTGTGGGCGTAGACCAGGTCGTTCGACGCGAGGCTCGTCCGCAACAGCGACTCGGCGGCGAGCGACTCGTCGGAATACGGGTCGTCGAAGCGCCAGAGCAACGGCTCACGTTCGCCGGACGCCACGGCGAACATCAGGATCCGCGTGGATGGATGGCTGGCGTAACGGTAAGAGCCGAGCGAGATGTCGCAGGCAGAAGTCGTCTCAAAGTCAAGGTGGGTCGCCATCTTCTACCCAAAAAGCCCGATGCCGGAAATCCGGCATCGGGCGGGTCGTAGGGGCTCCGCGTGGATTACACGTCGAAGTCGGCATCGACCGGTTCATCCGGCAGTTCCGGAAGTACCGAAATGTCGGTGGTCATGCCGATGGTCGGACCATCGGTCACGAACTGCACCACCTTCAATCCGGCCGCGACCTTTTTCCAGTTGCTTGGAGTGTAGAGGTCGAACACCAGGTTGACGTAGCAGCCGCTGTAGGGGGCGTTGGGCGCTCCCTGCGGGATGGGCTGTTTCCGCCGATCGAGCACCTGGGGAGCCCCACCGTTCTGCGCCTTCTCGTTCGGATAGGCGTAGAGCGACAGGATCCAGTGACCGTGCAGCGCCTCGTTGGCCTTGGTGTCGCCGTCCTGGAGGCAGGAGTCGGCTTCGGGCAGCTTCGGCAACTTGTGGCGCTCCTTGGCGAGTTTGGCGATCTCGGCCTGAAGTTTGTCCACGACATCTGTCGCGGTCTTCGGGATGAGTGCCGTTCCCCCAAAGCGGGGGGTGTTCTTCGGGTCGTTCTTGAACGGGACGGCCTTGTAGAGGTCGGGATAGGCCAGACGGACGTTCTGAAGGACGAACTGACCGGCGGCGGTTGCACTGATGGATGGAGTCATGGTTTCTGTGGTTCTTTTCTTCTGCAATTTCGGCCCTTTGTTTGCTGCTCCGGGGCCGGAGGGAGTCGGGTGATGGAGAGTTGAATTAGACCTCGAAATCGTCGGCCGCGTCAAGGACCGGCAGCGCGTTTGCGTCGGCCATTACTGCGGGCCGTTTGTCGCTCGCGACGGCGACCGTCTTCTTCGGTGTCGAGCGGGTGACCAGCTCGTCAAACCGGTTCTTGGTGCGGGTCACCTTCGCCAGCTTGTCCTTGAGGAGCAGCTCGATCTGCGTGGGGCTCTTGAGGGTGAACTTGTAGCGGTCGGCCTCCTTGAGACCTTGGTTCTTGAGCCACTTGTCGGCGTCGTCCTCGTTGCTCCAGTCGCGGTTGCCTGGGCGGCCCTCGACCACCTTGAGGCCGTCGATCGCCTCGCCGGCGAGGACGCGGACTTCGAGATACTCGGCCACGTCGTCGAGCCATGCGCGAATGCCTTTGGCCTTGGCGAACACGTTGACGAGGTAGGCGTCGTCGAGGGTGCCGGAGATCTTCTCGATGCGCTCGGCGGCCGGCAATTTGCTATCCGCTTTGTCGAGATCCGGCAGCTCGGAGAGCATGTCGAACGCGCTGACGTCAGGCCGGTCCATGTCCTCGGTGAGGGCTTCGAGCCGCTTCGGACAGAAGGCCTTGCACTCGCACCAGCGGCACGCGCCGCCGTCGCCTTCCGACGGGGCGAAGCAGACGCCAGGGGCTGCTTCGAGAAGCTCCTCGGGCGACACGTCGCGGCCGGGAGCGCCGATCTTCGCCCGGACCCGGTTGGCCCCCTCGCGTGCCTGGATGGCGCGATACTCAATCTCCTCGCAGAACTTGGCGAGGTCGGCCAGCGTCAAGATCCAAGGGCGCTCGTCGGCGGCCTCGCGGTGGCGCGGCTGGAACACGGCGAGATCGACGATCGTCTCCGGGCCGAACTTGTAGACGCCCTCCAGCAGCTTGATCGCGCTGTAGATGTAGATGGCGAGCTGGGTGTTGTCCAGATTGGTGACCAACACCCCGACACCGAACTTGAGGTCCCGACCAACGAACCGTTCGACGATGCCGTCGACGGCTACGATGCCGAAGAAATCCGCGGTGCCAGTCTGCTCGGGCTGGTAAAACAGGGCGAGCTGCTCCTCGACGAAGAACACCTGGTCGAGCGGGTCGATGCCCAGGTCCGCGTCGCTGATGCAGTCCTTGACGTTCGTCAGAGCGGCCCCTGCGACTTGAGCCAAGCAGTGGGTCACGTAGCTCTCGACGTGGAGACGGAGGTCCGCGCCGCGCATCCCCTTCTCGGGGACTTCGTCAATCGTGCATTCGCCCAAGAGGACCTTGGCCGCCCAGTCGTGGGCCTCCGTCCCTTCATCGGCGTCGCGGGATGATGTGTCCTTGGGCACGCGGTGGGCGTTGGCCTCCTGAAACGCAATCGATGCGAGGCACGAGGTCCAACGCTTGCTGTCGGACGGGGACAGGCGAGCGTGCGCATTGTGGGACCCGGAAAGGTGAGCGGTATTGTTGGTCATGAGAAGTTTCGGAAATTGGTCTTCGGTTTCCTCGGGGAGCGGCTTGCGGAGCGTTTTGGTGGCCCAGCGGCCCGTATGTGGGTTGGTGAACTGTTCGGCGATTTCACCTTTGTGCCAGACTTCGCGGTTCATTGAATCTTTAGGTAAACCACACTCCAACCCCCGGTCAGGTCGCTCACCTGCCCCGCTTTCGCGTGTCGTTGTTACTCAGGTGCCTTCACTGCGGAGGCTGGAGTGTGGTGACCGCTTACGGCGGTCAGTCGGCAGTCTCCTCAGATATCATGGAGTTCGTGCTACTCCCTTAATGAATCCCCTTGCGGGGAACCCTCCAGCCGGTCTGTGGGATGCCGGTTGTTCTTTCGGGTCTACCAACACGGTATCGTGCGGGAAAATTTACAGCTTCTTCGCGGCGGCGAGTGCCTGAAGCAGCTTGGCGGGCTCCGCCTTGAGATCCGAGATGCGCTCGGCTCCGAGCTTTTCGCGAACCGCGGTCCAGGCATTCTTGACCGCTTCGGGGTCGGCGGACTCGGTGATCTTCTTGCGAACGGTGGCGGTGATCTCGGCGAGGACCTCGTCCACGTCGACGTGGTCGCCGGCGACAGGGCCTCCCGGCTCGTTGTCCCGCGACGGGACGGAGGGAGTGTCAGCGACCGCCGTTTTCTTGGTCGGGGCCTTCTTCTCGATCTTGGTCGGCAGGGTGATCTCGGTTTGCGGCTCGGCCTCGGTTTGCGGTTCAGGCTCGACCGTGGTCAGCCCGCAAGCCCTTGCCGCGGTGCCGGAGGCAATGACAAAGGCGAGCAGAGCGGCGGTGTTTTCCTTGAGGGCCGCGGTATTGGCGGCGAGTTCGGTTTCGATTGGCATAACGATGGGTGTATTATTGTAGCGTTGTGATGAAGACAAGGGGAAAATTCGAGAATCTGCGGGTCTCACACCTCAAACTCGTCTCCGAAGGACTTGAGCCTCTCTTCGAGGAACTCTTCCGCCGGGACTTCGTTGAGCCACTTCCGGGTGTGAACCCAGATCGCGCCCCGGGATCCGTCGATCCGGAACCGCTGGCCGTCGGCGTAGCGTTCGTAGCCAAGATGGGTGAGGTAGACGGCGGTCCGGTGGCCGGCGTCGCGGTGGACCCGGCCGACCAGTTCGTTCAGCCGCCCGATGTGGATCACCTGATCGTTGACGAGCGGGTCGGTCTTGTCGGCGATCAGGTCCTCGATGAGCACCTGCATGGAGTTCTTGCTCTCCTCGACGATGGCGGCGCGATACTTGGTCCGCGGTGCCGGGCCGTTGTAGGGGAAGTCAGGCGAGATCACGCGCTTGCTGAACCAGTATCTCAGCGCCCCCGCGCCTTGGTCGGTGAGAAGCCATGCGAGCCGGTCGAAGATGCCGGTGGCGTTGAGCGCCGCAACCTGGTCCGCGTTCTGGATCGGCGAGCGGACGAAGTTCCAGCGGCGGTCGCTCTCCTTGAGATGGAGGGCATCTGGGAAGTTGGTGAAGGCGATTTTGTTGGACCAGTTGTTCTCCTGCCGGGCGGAGGTGTTGCGCTGGTTGATGGGGATCTTCTCGTCGGTGATGAATTCCTTCAGGCAGTTCATGACAGCCTCGCGGCGTTCACCAGGGAAGTGAATCTCGTCGAGGATGTGGAACATCACCCCGACCTGCCAGTCGTTCCACTGCGAGCGAAGGATGTCCGGAGAGACGACCCGCACGTTCCCGGCACCGAGCACCATCGACATGATCTTGCCGATGTAACCCTTGCCGGTCCCTTCCGCCGACTGGATGCAGAACAGCCACTTGATCAGCTTCCCGGGGAACTGGACCTGCGAGGCCAGGAAGTCCAGCAACAGCTCGCGGAGCCAGGGCTCGGCGATGAGGTGGAACACCAGCTCGGAAAACAGCGCCCCGGCGCGTGCCGAATGCTCGGGGTCGGCGACCGGGACCGAGAGGTGATCGAAGGTGTTGAGGTAGCTCTGTCCCTCGTGGGTGAAAAACGGATCCGTTCCCTGATGGAGCGGGCAGTAGATCGTGCGGTCGACGCGAGGGATGTCCATCAGGTTGAGCGCGTAGGAGGACGGTGCCATGATCGGCTTTCCATTCGGCGGAGCGTCCTCCTTGGGCATCAGCTCTTTCTCGAAGTTGCGGTCGAACGCGGCCGGCTTGAGTTGGACCTGAGTGGTGAAGTTGTGGAAGACGTCCTGCGTTGCGATGAAGCAGATCGGCTGGAGCCACGACGGGAGGGACTCTGTGCGACCATCCTGCTTGGCGTCGGCATCGCGGCGGCGGACCTTGTGGATCTCGCGCTTCAACGTCGTCTTGTCGATCGTGTTGCCCGAGAGAGCTTTGATCGCGGTTCGCCAGAGGACGACCAGCGACTCCTCCACGACGTCGTTTTTGAAAGGCAGCGAGGCGATGCGTTTCGCCCCCTCCGCCATGAGGACATCCGGGTCGGTGCAAGCCGTCATCCACGCAGCCACGTCGTCCTTGATCTTGATCGCGACCTTCACGTTGTCCCAGCCGGCGTCCATCGCCTGCTTGAACAAGGTCCGGATCGTGATCGGTGCGCGGCCCTTGGCATACGGGCGGAAGGACTTCCACTTCGACCAGGTGTCCCTGGATCCCCGGTATTTCGTCCCTCGGGAACTCCAGTCATCGAACTTGTCGTAGGCCTCGCGGGCCTCTTCTTCGTCGGTGAACTGGTGGCGGAGGGCTGCGGCGACCTCGGTCCAGATCTTGTAGTTGCAGTCCGGGTCGATCGCTTCGAGCGCCTCGCTGATGTCCTCGACCTTGAGACCTTGCACGGGCAGGTAGGCGAGACCGAAAAAGTCTTCGTCGCCGCCCCGCTCGAACGCGTAGGTGCGGCCGTCGATCATCTCGGTGAGGCTCTCTTCGGGGTCGGGGAGGTCGGCCTCATGGAGCGCGACGCCGTCGAGCCTGGAGGCGATGACCGCGGAGTAGTCCTCCCCTTTGAAGTGGAGCGGCCGATACTGAGGGAGCGAGAGGGTCTTGGATTCGCGGGTGCCCTTGAAGCCTTCCGGCAGCCCTAGGCGCGAGGCGATCATCGCGACGAACCTTTTGTGAAGCCCTGGGTGGCAGGGGTTCAGTTCGACGGCGATCTTGAGCCGGGGGAGTTCCGGAGTGTGGTTCGCGGTGCGCCAGCAGACGAAGTTGAACGGGTAGAGGTGCTCGCCGATGGTGTCGGGTGCCTCATCGAAATCCTTCACGAAGTCGCCCTCGTCGAGGTCCATGATCACCGCGTTCACCATGGTCGCGGTGTCGTCTTCCCGGTGCCCCTCCTCGAAAGGGTAGGAGCAGGTGAGAATGTAGGGGCCGTCCTTCTTCTCGTTGCGCTCCTTCACCGGCAGCGCGAAGAACTCGCGGCGGGTGAGGTGGAACGGCACCGGGATGAAAATGTATCGCTCGACAAGCTCCCGGAACGTCGAGGCGTTGAGCTTGCGGATCCGGCCGCCGATGACGGTGCTTCCGCCGAAGAACGTGGTGGGGGTGCTCATGGGCGAGTGTGCTCCGCGAGCTTGGCGATTGGTTGATTGGTGAGAAACATGCAGAGCCTCTCAGCCTGCTCCAACCGAAGCCCGGGGCCTCGACCCGACATGAAGTCCCTCATCCGGAAATAGGGAAGCCCTGCCTCCTTGCAAAAGGGTTTGAGCTTTTTAGGCTGCTGCTCGACGAGCTTTCGCAAGAGGGTGGGAGTGTCTTCCATGGGCGGCGGGAGCGATGCCTACCCGATGCACCCTGCAACGAGCAAGAGCAAAGTTGCACTCTTGCAATCTTTCGAGTTTCCCGCACCCCGCCACGCTGGACAAATTCTAAAAATTTTGCTAACAGTCGAATAGATCGTTTGCTACTAGGTCCGTAGTAACACCACGCCATGATCCAGTCATTGTTGCCCCTCAGGGGTCGCGCCAAACTTGAAGTCGAAGGCATGTTCCGCCTGAAAAACGAGCCGGGTCCTGGGAGATGCGTCGTCTTCGGGTGCCGCAAATGGCACATCCCTGAGACCCGCGGCGGAAAGCTCCACCTGTGCGCCGGCCACTACCAGGAGCGATGGCGCAGGCTCAACCCGAAGCCGGCGGCGTTCGCCACCCTACGGGACCACGCCCGCAGCCGCCGTATCCCGTTCAGCCTGACCTTCGCCCATTTTATCGAAATCACCGAAGCGGCGGGGTTTTGGGACCAAGACGTCCAACCGTTCGCAGATCGTCTTTCGATTGACCGGATCCTCGCCACCGGCGGGTATGAGGACGGCAATATCCAGATCCTCACGGTGTCGGAGAACGTCGTGAAAGGGAACCGGGAGAGGTTCCTGAGCACCGAGGTGCAGGCGATCCTCGCCCACCGCCGGAGCACGCCGCAAGAGGCGTGGCACATGGACGAGGGGAAGCACTGGCTCGACGACCCCGAGGACGGCGATCCGTTTTGAAGAAGGCTCCCGAGGTAGGGGTCGAACCTACAACCAACCCCCGGTGTCAACTTCAAATCTCAAACCCCTCCAGAGGGTCGGCGACCTCCTCGGCCGGGGGCTCGAACGGGAGCATCCCTTTGACGCAGTGCCACCCGACGAGCATGACGTGTTCCCGCTGGAAGTCGTCGTTCCCGGCGAAGGTGCCAAACCGCAGAATCTCGTTCCAGATGGCGACCTTGAAACGCCAGGAGATGTTCCGGGTTTTGATCCCGGTGACGTTCGCGCAGTCCACCGAGACGTGCATGAGGGCGCGACCCTCACCGACCGGCCGCTGCCCGCACCATTTGCACTTCTTGGGTTTCGGATCGAGCACCTTCTCCAGCGGGTTCGCCTTGCGGACCGCCTCCGTGGCTTCTTTCCGGCTTCTCAGGCCGCGGGCGACCACCGTGTTGTTGACGATCGCTTTGTATCGATACTGGGTGACCCTGACCGCATATCTTTGGATGGACTCTTTGATCGGCTGCTTGCGCTTCGCCTTGTTCCAGATCATCCGGAGACGCCGGATGACTGCCTGGGTGTCGTCGTTCCACGGACGATCGGCGGTGAAGTCATCCGGCAACCACGTCGCGCCGTGCATCAGGGCGCGGACATACCAGTCGCGGGCCTCTTCGACCGCTTGCTCCTCGGTCGCGGCTTCGAGCACCACCATCCGCTGGTTCTTGAATTTGTCGGACTTGAAGAAGTAGGGGATGTACCAGGCTTTGAGGATCGGGTTGTATCGCGGGACTCCGGATGCCGGGGCCTTGCGAAGGCGGACTGCTGGAATCCGATCTTTCGGAATGCCGGCGAGAGCCGCCTCGCGGACGAACCGGGTCTTCATTCGCCCGATCTCTTTCTTGACCTGGTTGCGCTGGTATTTGCACGCAGGGCATCTGGGACGGTCTTTCCCTCCGTTGGCCTTCAACCGGTTCCACGACTGGGTCGTGATCGCATAGGACTTTCCACAGTCCTTGCACGCGATCCACGCGGCATAGTGGATGGTTTTGCCGCCGCGGATCTTTGGGGGCGGGGGGTCGGGGTGCATGGTCGTAGGGAGTCGGTCGCCGGTCTCAGTAGGCCCACTTTGCGTCGCCCAGAATCTCGTCGGAATCCGACCACCACTCGTCCCACTGCGCGTTGGTGGCTGCGTCCCAGTCGGGGATGGCGGCCGCCGCGTCCTTGCCGGTGAGCGACACAGGGAGCCACTTGATCCGGTTGTTCGGGTAGATCGCAATCTGCCCGTTCTCCAGGCGGATCACGTTGCCCTCCTTGTGCTCCTCCAGCAGTTCCGCGTCCCCGACATCGAGCAGGCCCTGCGCTTGCCCCTCGGGCAGATAGTCGACCGTGAACCAGTAGTGCCCGCCCATCGGCTTCAGGCCTTTCCCGAGGTTCACCAGCACGGGCACGTCACTGAGCTGATCCTTGCGCCAAACCTCAATCGATCCCGAGAGGCACTCCCACATCTGGATCTTGTGGAGTGGCAGTGCGGCCCCCTCTTCCGGCTCGAACCAGAAGATCAGGTGCGGCGGCACCTTGTCGAAGCAGGCGGCGTATTTCTCGACCCACACCTGGAAGCACAGGGGCCGGTTCCGCATTGCGCGGACGGACACGAGCCACGCCGGCTCAAATTCATCGGCGGAGCCCCCGAACGCATCGCCGCGGACGAAGACCTTGGTTTTCGGGCAATTTACGTTTCGCATGGTCGGTTCGGTAAAAGGTGCAGAGGGTCGTGGAGGTCAATCAAGAACTGTTGCTGAGTGATTATCGGCACTTCCGGGTCGGGATAATTCTCTGTTCGCCGGAATGTATCCTTGGATTTTTTCGGGTGCGCCGAGTGATTCCAAGAATGCGGCAGCGAGTTCGTATGCCCACACTTGCGCCCCGATCCAGTCTTGAGCGGCATCAGGCATCGCGTGTTTTAGGACATCCAGTCTTGCGGATTCAGCCCGCAAGAGCTTCGGCGCTGGAATCGGCGAACAAGTCGCTGCTGGACAACTGCCACCAGCTTTCTTCTTGGTGGCGCGTTTTGGCTTCGTTGGTGTTGGTTTCTTTTTCATGGTCTTTCGTGGTGAGTGGTGGCAGTGCCAGAGCTAGGCGTTCTCCAACCTGTTCACGAACCGCGAGAACGGGCTCGGCCGGTCCTTGCGGTTCCTGCGAGCGAGACCGGCGAGGAAACTTTCGAGCTGCTCGGTGGCGTTCTCTCGGATGCCCTCGGTGCGGCCGGTCGCCGCGTTCATGCGGAGGCAGGTGACGATGGTCTGTTGCTGGGCGGTCATGGTGTTGCGGGGTTGGCGAGCATCCAGTCACGGATCTGCTCGGCTTCTTCGAGGCTCTTGACGTAGCGGGTCTTGTGTCCGGCGGCACGGACTTTGTATTGCGTGTAGATGCCGTTTTTAGTGACCGGGCGACCGCGCTTCTCGTTGCGCTCGGTGGCACCTTGGGCGCGGAGGATGCCGTAGATCTCGTCGCGGAGCGTGCGGGCTTTCTCGATGTCTGGCGTTCCGAGAGACCGGGTCCGGGTCTTGCCGTCTTCGTAGTAGAAGATGTGCCACGACGAATGGCGCAAGAACATCCCGCTGGTCGTTTTGGTGATTTTGGGAAGCTGGATCATGGGTCGAGTTTGCGTTTCATCAGGTCGTTGAGCGTGAGGAAACATGGGGTGCTTTCGCCGACCCATGCCCCTATCTGGTTGAAGCTCCAGAACTCCTCGGCATCCTCCTCGGACATCCCGTCGCTCTGCAACTCCAGCAGCACCTTCTGCTTGTCGTAGCACGCAATCGGGGGTCGCCCGAACTGCTCGACGACACCGACGATGCAGTGGTCGTAGCCGGGCATGACGAGGATCTCCTCGCTCTCGATCTCAAAGTCTCCGAAGAGATCGCGAAGTGATGGGGTGGTCGGGGTGTTCTGGTCTATGTCCATAAATCTATTCGTCCTGCGCCTCCTGGTCGGCGGGGTTCCTGTCCTCCCGGCGGATGCGGATCTCCTCGCTCCACCACAGGAGTGCGCTCGCGCCGAACCACATCGCCAGAAGCGTGGCGGCATCCTGGAGACCCAGCCAGAGGCAGTAGAGTTCCTCGATCATCGCAGTGCTTGTTTGATCTGAAGAAGGCGGCTCTTCACGGCGGCGGCGCGGTGGATGTAGGCATCGCGAGCCTCGACCGCTTCCTCCATCGTGGAGAACGACCCGACGTGCTTGCCCTTCACCTCGACGACGACCCGAATGTAGGCCTCCCTGTCCTTGGTCTGCCGGATCCGCTCGATGGTCTTGAGAGCCGATCGGGAGGTCCGGTTCTTGCGCCTGCCGCCGGCTGCGACCAAGGCGTCGAACAGCCGGTCACGGGCGATCCGCGCCTGCTCGATGGACTCCGCCTTGAGCGTGGACGTGACCATTTTCCCGTCGCGCCAGTAGCGGGCGAAGAACCGGGGCTTCCCCCGGTGGGTGGTCGAGGTCAGACCCGTGTTGGGTTTGACGATCCTCGGAACTGTGATGCTGGGGGTCATGGCGTGGCGGTAGCGTTGTAGGATTGTGACGGCTGCTTGGCGAGCATTAAGTCGTCGAGGGTCGCCATGCGGAACGAGACGTGGAAGACCGTGCCGTTCTCCAGGGCAATCGAGTTGGCGACCCAGTCGGGCGACGCAGGGGGCTCCGGGTAGGCCCGGCGGTAGTAAGGGAACTCGGCGACGTAGGTGTCGCGGTCTGCGGCGGACCGGAACCTGAAGAGGACCGGCGGGCGGGGCGGGCTGTAGTGGATGGCGTAGGATGGAGTCATTTGCTGAAGTTCTGGACCGCAGCCTTGTAGACTGCGGTGAGTTGGTTGGTCGGAAGGGTTGCGAAATAGACGAGGGCGCGGTGCCGCGCCTTCACCTCGTCCTTGGACAGCCGGGATCGACCGGCGCGGATGTTGCGGAGTGCCTGGAGTTCTCCGCGAGCTTTGATGCGGGCCTCTCGCCGCTCGGCGAGACCGTCGATGCGTGGGGACATGGTGGTTCGCGGTCAGTGTTTGGATGCGGCTCGGACGTCGCGCAAGAACGCGTTCCACGCGTCCCTGCGCTGGGCTTTGCGGGCTGGGATCTCGTCGATCCATGTCGGCACCTCACCGGCGAGCCGGTCGAGGGCTTGGAACGCGGTGCTGCCGTCGGCGACGAGGTCGCGGAGACGTTGGATCCAGAGGGCACGCTGGGTGTCGAGGTCGAGTTGCGACTTCTCGCGGCGGCGGGCTCGTTGGGAGCCGAGGGATGAGGTCAGTTTCATCGGTTCAAAAAGTGAAAGCTCCCGAGGATTTAACGTGCTTGCGAAAGCGGGATGCGTCGTCGCGGACGTTGTCAACTGGTCCCAGGATCTTCCATGCGGCATCATGGTCGTCCCGGTGGACATAGGTGATCGGAGCGTGCCAAGAGGCTCCCTGCTCCACCACGCGCAAGCCTTCCGCTTCGCAGGTGTCCTTCAACCATTGGAGCTTGGGGTCCCCGGTGCGCTTCGTGAATTGGACCCACTCCGGGACCGAGACCGTGACCTGGACGAAGGTGAATCCGTTGCGCCCGGTGCGGACGGTTTTCCCAACGTGCGGGGTGCGGGTGATGCGGTCGCCAGCGGTGAGCGTCACAAGGTCCCCGCGCTTGGTGAGTGGGTCGCGGGTCGCTCCGAAGTAGGGCGACGGTTTCCCCACAAGTGTGTAATCCGTCACGGAGTCTTCGGGGGTGAGGTGGATCTCTTGAATGGAGACCGGGACAAGATAGCGCCCGCCGCGATTGGTCTTGCACTTGATAAGGAAATGGCGGGAGACGGTGCTGTTGAGGTCAAGGGTCGGTTTCATCGGGTCGGTGTTTCTGAGGTTGAGACCGTGGGCGGGATGCCCCGGCACCCGGAAGCCCCGCCGCGCAGGATGCACGGCAGGGCGGGTCGAGGGGTCCCTTGGCTACTGGGTCACGCCGGGTGCGAGGGGTTGAGGGTTGCCTTGACTCCGTGCCATGCGGTGTCTTCAGC